ACGAGACCCCTTGGGCTAAGTTTGTTCGTTGTATGACTGATGGCCAGATTGGTCGTCATTTGGTACAGACTCGTGACGGAGTTCGTTGGGATGATGAAGCAATCAATGAGGAGGAAATGATTGAGATGATGCAAGAGCTCTGATTCATTCGTCTACACTAACCACACACCTTCGCTAACATCATCATGACCAACATCGACATCTCCAAAGCAAGCAAACTGGATCTGCTGGTTGCTGATGTTCAGGGGCAGATTAAGTACACCGTGCTTAAGCCTTCGCGTCGTGGTGTGAAAGCACTCACAGGTCAGCGAGCTTGGGCGAATGCTGCTCCTAAGGGTGCGTTCCTGCATGGTGCTATCAGTGAGGCAGCTGCAGTGACGAAGAACAACAAGTGCTCCAAGGCTTGCTGAGGGTTTGTGATGTGTTCCCTCTGAGGCTTATGAGTTCTTAAGAGCACTTGGAGGGGACACGAATACAGGGGAGAAGGAGCAGCGATGCTCGTGTAGCTTATATGCCAGTTTGAGCAGTTGTTTGTGCGCCCGTTTGTGTTAGCGCGGGGCGCGGTGGCCCCGTTTGAAAAAACGCTCACTACCCTAATCTATAACGACCCCAAAAAGCGCTCATAAAGCTTCACACAATCAAAAATTTTTTTGCCGGCCATAAATTACTATAGGGACCACATAATACTCACATGTACTATAAGAAACTTGATATTGATTCCTTTGAAAAAGTCCAAGAACTTATAGTTCCTTATATGATTGATTATGTAAATCGAAATCTTACAGAAGAAAAATTATTTTATAACCTTATACCTGACGAAGACCTTCAGAAATTTAAACAAGAAATTCCAGAATTATTTGATAGTATTCGGAATCATCTTGGAAGTGAAGTATTATTCATATCTTATTTGTTCATTGATAATCATAGTCATGTTCCGATACACACGGATGCAAATAATCCATTGGTTAAGAAAAGAATACGATTGAATTGGCCAATTCTAAATGCTTCAAGCGCGTCTACGATTTTCTATAAAAAAAATTCTGAGAATATTGAAGGTACTCTGAGTTCATTATCAAATGGAGTGACTGGTCATTATTATAGTATTGAAAATTGTTACGAAGTGGATAAATATGTCTTAGACTCTCCTACATTAATGAATGTAAAGGAGCTTCATGGAATTAAAATTTTGAATTCTAAATTACCAAGAATTTTACTTTCAATGAGGTTATCAAATGAAGATCAAGTTTGTAAACAATATTTTTAACTAAAATGAAAATCACAACATTATCTTCATTTCCAGGTTGTCCCTTTAATGATACTTTTGAAACTTTTTTTGATACTTATGAACTTGGAGAAGATGTTGAGTGTTATCAGTTATTGTTTTGCCCATATGGTACAGGATCATCATTTGAAGATTTGTACAAAATAAATTTTCAAAGCAGAGTTGTGATCTTAAACATCATGGATTTAATGATCAATATTAATGATAATACTGCAATTGATGAACTTAAAAAATTTTGTGAAGATCATCCAGAACAAAATTTTATTATCTTTAATTTTCATTTAAATCTTAAAAAAGAACTGAATCTTTCAAACTTATATACAGATACAATAGTTACTACAAATTTAACTGAGAAGTTAAAACCTTGTGAGAAAAAAGATATTTCAAATCGTTGGTTAGTATTAAATTCAGATACGAAAGTACATAAGTTGATGGCAGTGGCTTATTTGTTATCAAAAGATTATTATACAAATGGTGATATTACTTTTAGTATGCACTTTTCAAATTTGGTAACTTATGATAAGTATAAAAATTTAACGAAGATTCCAAATCATTTGAAGGAAGATTTTGCAAGAGGATATCAAAAATTTAAAGCGAAAGATTTTGATTTATTGAAAATCAGAAATTTTGATAGTAAGAACGATCGAGTTGCAAAAAATTATAATACGAATCTGTTGCCAGTGTATGAAAATATTGGAGTTGAAATTATCAATGGAACGATGTTTTTTGAAAAAACACCAGTTCTAAGTGAAAAAGAAATTCAATCTATTTTTGCAAAGAACTTTCCAATCTACATCAATGCTCCTGGAATGTCACAACAAATTAAAAGATTATTTGGTATCGATATTTTTGATGATATTGTAGATCATAGTTATGATGATATCGAAAATCATTTTGAAAGAATGGCTGCTGCGATAGATCGAAATGAAGAACTATTAAATGGCTCGACAAATATCAAAGAACTGTGGTATGATAACAAGAAAAGATTTGATGATAACTGTGAAAGAATGACTTCATTATGTTTTGATAAAAGTTATCAAAGAATTTTTAATCATGAAAAAATTAAACAATCACTAAAACATTTTAATATTTCAATAGATCTATGATTATTGAAAATCATAAACCCATAAGATTCATAGGATATCATGAGTCTTCGATGGTTGAAACTGCATTGACATTTGTTTCTTTGGAAACTCAGAATCAAATTGAAGTTATTACTCCCGAAGAGTTTTTAGCTTTAGACAATAAAGATGATTACCAATATTTGGTTACATTTTGTATTGATATGAAGTTAAGAAAAGAAATTTGTAAGTTAATTGATGATTCAAATTTGGATTGCATCACCTGGATTCATGATGCTGCAGTAATTTGTAATGATTGCAAAATTGGTAAAGGAGTAATCATAGGGCAGTTTACCTCTGCATTGTATTCGACGGTGATTGAGAATCATTGTTATATCGAACCATATTGTCTCATTGCACATCATGTTCATTTGGGTAAAGCCTGTGTAGTTCATACAGGTACTTTAATTGCTGGAAGAACGACAGTTGGAGAAAACTGTACATTTAAATATAAATCTGGTACAATAGGAAAAGTTACAATTGTGAATGATGTTACGATAGGTGCATTAAGTCATGTAACAAAAGATATTACTCAATCAGGAAGATATCTTGGATCGATTGCAAGATATGTTGGAGAATAATTAAAAATACTATATAATCATTGAAATGAACACAAAAGAATATATGGAACTCAAGTTGGATTATCAAGAAAAAGACTTATTGATTGATTGTCTTCAACACCGATTGGATACAGATAAAATTTTAGTGATTAATGATTCACTCAAAAATGAGATTGAAGATTTATTGGCTAAAGTTGAAGAAGAGTGTATTTGATTTGTTTCTAAATAAACCAGAAACCATTGCATGAATTGACTTGTAGTGGTAGAATAACAACATTGCAATTCTAAATTTTATGTCTAAAGGATTTACAATTAAAGCTACAGCACCAACTCCAAAAAAGAATGAGGACGAGTTTGATATTAATGCTGCGAAAGAAGCTATTCGTGGTAAATCGATTATCTTCTGTCTTCCAGGTCGCGGGTGTTCTTATACTTTCCTCAAAGCATTTGTTCAATTGTGTTTTGATCTTGTCCAAAATGGTGCAAGTATTCAAATCTCTCAAGATTATTCTTCTATGGTTAACTTTGCTCGTTGCAAAGTTCTTGGAGCTAATGTTCTGCGTGGGCCCAAACAAGTACCTTGGGATGGTAAACTAAACTACGATTACCAACTTTGGATCGATAATGATATTGTTTTTGATACTGAGAAGTTTTATCGTCTTGTAGCAATGGATCGTGATATTGCGGCTGGTTGGTATATGACTGAAGATGGTCATACGACTTCTGTTGCTCATTGGCTTGAGGAAGATGACTTTAAGAACAACGGTGGAGTCATGAACCACGAGACTGGTGAGACCATGCAGAAGCGTCGTAAACCGTTTACTGTGGACTATACTGGTTTCGGTTGGGTTCTGATCAAGAAAGGTGTCTTTGAGTCTCTGGAGTACCCCTGGTTCGCTCCTAAGATGCAAGTCTTTGACTCTGGAGAGGTTCAAGATATGTGTGGTGAAGATGTCTCGTTCTGTCTTGATGCTAAAGAGGCGGGATTTGAGATTTGGTGTGATCCCAAGATTCGCGTGGGACATGAAAAGACTCGTATTATCTGATATTGAGTCTTAAAACTCCTAGAAACTGATGTTCGGCGCGTTTGAAAGACAATTTCGGCGCGCAAATAAAACCAATTGTGAGGTATTAGAAAAATGGCAGTAAAAGCAAAAGGTGGATTAAATAAAAATATTGGTTATGTACCTGGAAAACCTAAATTAAGTCGTCAAGGTAAAGGTAAAGGTACTAAGTATGCCTCAACGAGCCGTAATAATGCTCGGAAACCTTATAGAGGTCAAGGTAAGTAAATTAATATATGAGAGTTCTTGGAATATGTCCTTCACATGACAGTAGTGTCTGTGTGATAAATGATGGTCAGATTGAGTTTTTTGCAAAAGAAGAACGACTTTCTGGCATCAAAAGAGATATGCACGCTAAAAAGTGCTTAGATTTGGTTCATGAAATATATGGATCAAATTCAATTGACTATGCAACATATTCCTGGCAACAATTTGAGGATGGTCGTAGGTATTTAATTACGGAAGAAATTGTAAGACGCAAGTTTGGTATTACACTTAAAGAACCTAGACCATTCTCTAAGAATAATTTTTTTCAACATCATTTAAATCATGCTGCGGTTGCTTTTTATAATAGTGGATTTAAAGAAGCATTAACATTTGTGATTGATAGGAATGGTACGGAGATGCATGTAGATTTTCAGACTCAATATCGTGAGGCTGAAAGCGTTTTTCATTGTCAATATCCAAATAATTTTATTACATTACAAAAAAATTTTTGGACATCTAGAAAATTAGATCCAATACCAACCGAAATACTTGAATATATTCAACACCTTAACATTGAATATGACTTAAGTCATCGTTTTAGTATTGTTAAAGCTTACGAAGCTGCAACAACGATGATTAATCAAGATGCATTAGAAAATGGTAAAACAATGGGCCTTTCTTCATATGGTGAAGATAAAGATTATGAACCATTATTTGATGAAAATTTTAAGCCAATTGATTCAATGTTTGAAGAAATTGAATTTAAAAAAAATCCAGGTATGCCTACATCTTGTTTTAATGGGTGTGAAGAATATATCACAGAAAAAGTTACCAAAGAAAATTACCAACAATATGCAAATTGGGCCAAACAAGTTCAATTGGAAACTCAACGAGCTGCTTTAAATCTTATTGAGAAAAATGTTAAAAAAACTAGAATTAAAAATGTTTGTATTGCCGGTGGATATGGATTAAATATCGTTGCAAATGCTTTTTACATTAAAAATTTGCCAGATGTTAATTTTTACTTTGAACCTTTGTCGGATGATACGGGAAATAGTATAGGTTGTGCAATGAACTTGTATCGGCAACTTACAAATGATGTTAAAATTTATACTCCAAAAAATAATTTCTATCACTATTATCACAATGAAGATTTACAAGTAGAAAAACATCACGCAGTTAAAAATATTGGAGTAGATGAATTATCTGATATGTTAATTCAACAAAATATTATTTCTATTTTTGAAGGATCTCCAGAATCTGGACCCAGAGCTTTAGGCCATAGATCAATATTATTTGACGCCAGAGTTAAAAATGGAAAAGATATTGTAAATATTCTTAAAAAAAGAGAATGGTATAGACCATTTGCTGGAATAATCTTGGAAGAATATTTTGAAGATTATTTTGATAGTATTGGACTTAAAAAATCTGAATATATGACAATTAATTTTGATTGTAAAGAAGGTGTAAAAGATTATATACCATCAATTGTTCATGTTGATAATACATGTAGAATTCAAACGGTAAATAAAGACAATTTATTTTTATACAATCTTTTAATTTCTTTTTATAATAAAACTGGTTGTCCTATACTTTTAAATACTAGTTTTAATCTTGCAGGGAAACCATTAATTCAAACAAAAAAACAAGCATTAGATTTTATGGAAGAATTGGATGTATCTGTACCTTTTTCTGGAGTTTATTTTGTGGATGATCAAAAATTAGTTTCCATTAAAAATGGACTTAAACATGTTTTCATGAAAACAGAGTCTAAATAAAAATAGTTATAGTTAGTAAGTTAAAATGTCGGAAGAGTTAACACCAAAAGTAGGTCCAAATGAGGCTGATTCTCCAGCTCCTGCGCCAGAAGATGCAAAAGTATTTGGTTATGATGTAGCTTCTAATGCACAAACAGTAGCTCCAGCAAAACCAAATCCAGCTTCACCTCTAGCCGCAGGTTGATATGACAGAAAAAGAAGCATATATTCACGAATGGATTAAACAAGTATCCACCCCAAAGGATAAATTGGGTGGGTTTTCTGTTTGTCCATATGCTTCTGGATCAAAAACTTTAATTGTAGAGACTCCATTAGATGGCATTGTACCTCAACCAGGATACGATGTCATCGTTTTTATTATTGAAGACTTTTGGAGACCAGATCAAGTTGAAAAATGGGTTAAATTATATAATGAAAAGTTCCCATACTACAAGTTTTTTGAAGATCTGTCTTCTAGAGACACTTTTATTAGTGGTGTTAAGACAAATAATGAGAAATTTAACTTAATTTTATGCCAATCGAAGAAAAAATTAAGTGCCATTCGCAAAAAATTAGCTAAAACCGACTATTATTCGTTCTGGACTGAAGAATATTTGGAACAAATTTTAGGAGAGGATGTAGAAATTATCAATTCTGAGGACATTTCGGGATAGCAACCCCGTAAAAAGTTCTGATTTTACAATCAGGAGCTAAAAATGTCGAATTTACCCGTAGATAGAGATCAAAATTACATGAGAGAGATGTGGGGAACCACTAGATTAATCACTGATTATATGAAAACTCCGGAAAAAAGAGTAATTCAGGAGGTTATGCATGATTTGGCTCTCAAACACGATTTAAAAAAACAAACAGAGCTACATGAAAAGATTCGTAATGATGAAGATTATGATGATTGGTCATATGGTACTGAACCAACATATGGCAAAAAGTGGTAAAAAGGTCTTATACATATAATAAATACCCTTAGTTTGAGTAATGACTAGGATTTCTCGCAAATTTAAAGACATCAGTCTCTCTTTTGTGAGGAATCCTGTAACTAATGATATTCTTGCAATTAATGATGCTGATGCAATTAAAAAGTCTGTTGTTAATTTGGTTAGAACCAGAGTAGGCGAAAGATTTTTTAATTCTTTAATAGGATCTAATGTTGAAAATTCTATGTTTGAATTGCAAACCCCAGAGGTTGCATATTCTCTTGAATTGGATATTAAAACTCTTTTAAAAAATTTTGAAAATAGAATTTCTTTAGTATCTGTTTCGATAACATATCCTGAAGATTCTAATGAATTTAATGTTAAAATTGTATATAATATAATTGGATTAGCTATTCCATCTCAAACTGTAGATTTTATACTACAACCTACTAGAGTCTAATGTCATTCAATCAATTTACAAATTTAGACTTCGGTGATCTAAGGATTCAGATCAAAGATTATTTGCGTGCAAATCAAAATTTTACAGATTTTGATTTTGAAGGATCTAATTTTTCAGTTTTAATAGATCTATTAGCGTATAATAGTTATATAACTGCTTATAACACAAACATGGCAGTTAATGAAATGTTCTTAGAGAGTGCAACTCTTAGAGAAAATGTAGTTTCACTTGCTAGAAATATTGGATATTTACCTAGATCTAGAAGATCATCAAGGGCAAATGTCAGTTTTACAGTTGATATGAGTCAAACTAATGCTAGAACTGTAAAATTATTAGCTGGACAAGTTGCTCTTGGTGCAGTAACAAATGGTAATTATATTTTTTCAATTCCAGAAGATATTATAACACCAGTAAATACTGACGGAATAGCTATTTTTGATAATCTACCAATCTATGAAGGAATATTTTTAACTAGTACTTTTATTGTAGATCAATCTCAAGCAAATCAAAGATTTATTTTACCAAATGTCAATATAGATACAACTTCGATTAGAGTTAAAGTTACTAATGCTGTAACTGAAATTTATTCTGTCTTTGATAATTTATTGAATGTTGGTAAAGACAATAGATTTTTCTTAATTCAAGAAGTTGAAGATGCAAAATATGAAATAAGATTTGGTGATAATATAATTGGTAAAAAACCAGAAAACGGTAGTAAAATAGAAGTAAGTTATATTGTAACAAATGGATCTTCTGGTAATGGAGCTGCAAACTTTACATTTTCCGGTAGATTAAAAGATAATAATCTATTTGATGTTACTACTGGTATTTCATTGTTAACAACACAATCAAAATCTGAGAGTGGTGATGAAATTGAATCTGTTGATTCTATTAAATATTTTTCACCTAAAGTTTTTGCTTCTCAATATCGTGCTGTAACGGCAAATGACTATAAAGCTATTATTCCATATGTTTATCCAAATGTAGAATCCGTTAATGCTTATGGTGGAGATGAATTGGAACCACCAGAGTATGGAAAAGTTTTCATATCAATAAAACCAAGAAACGGAACATTCCTGTCAGAAATTACGAAACAAACAATATTAAACACAATTAAAAAATATTCAATAGCTGGAATTAGACCAGAAATTGTAGATTTGTCTTATCTTTATATTGAATTGGACATTTCTGCTTATTATAATGCAAATTTATCAAGTAATCCAGAAATAGTTAAAACTAAAGTAGTTGATACTTTAACTGAATATTCTAATTCTAAAGATGTTAATAGTTTTGGTGGTAGATTTAAATATAGTAAAATTGTTGGATTGGTAGATGACTGTGATAAAGCGATCACCTCTAATATAACAAAAGTTAAAATGAGAAGAGATTTGAATCCTGAAATAAATTCTTTTGCAACCTATGAACTTTGTTTTGGAAACAGAATACATACTAAAGATGGCGGATATTCCATAAAATCTACGGGATTTTTCGTCAATGGAGTATCTGATGTCCTTTATATGTCAGATAGTCCATCTGCAACGAATAAAACAACAGGAACTATATTTTTCTTTAAATTGGAAAATAATCTGCCTGTAATTGTTAAAAATAATGCAGGAACAGTTGATTATATTAGAGGTGAAATTAGATTAGATGTTGTAAATATAACCGCATCAGTTTTAAGTAATGGTTTTGTTGAGGTTCAAGCAATTCCAGAGTCTAATGATGTTATAGGACTCCAAGATTTATATTTGCAATTAGATGTTAAAACTTCTGTGGTAAATATTGTAGAAGATGTTGTTAGTTCGGGTGAAAATTCTTCTGCAACTCAATATGTAACTACATCCAGTTATCTAAACGGAAAGTATACGAGATAAAATGTCAGAAATCAAAAGAGTAAAAATCGGTTCTATTATAGAATCTCAAATTCCAGAATTTTTATCTACAGAGTCTCCTCTTCTTGTAGAATTTTTAGAACAGTATTATAAATCTTTAGAACACCAATCTGGTGCTATTGATATTATTTCCAATATTTCTAAGTATAAAAATACTAAAAAATTCAATAATATTGATTTAGTAAAAGAAACAACTCTGACATCTGATGTTTTAAGTTTTGATCAAACAATAAATGTCACATCGACTGAAGGTTGGCCGGACTCTTATGGTTTGTTAAAAATAAACGATGAAATTATCACATATACTTCAAAAACTGATATATCATTTGATAATTGTATTAGGGGATTTAGTGGAATTGAGAATTTAAGAGCATTAGATAATCCAGAATTTGCCGTATTTTCTTCTACTCAGTCTTCTGAACATTCTTCTGGTGATATTGTTAAAAATTTAAGTAATTTATTTTTAATTGAATTTTTTGAAAAATTTAAATATGAATTTTTACCTGGATTTGAATCTAGAGATTTTTATGAAAATATATCCATAGAAAATATATCATATAAAATTAAAGATCTATATTCTTCAAAAGGAACAGATCAGTCATATAAACTATTATTTAAAGTACTGTATGGATCTGACATTGAAATTATTAAACCACAGGAATTTACATTATCTCCATCTTCAAATTCATATTTTATAACAAAAAATATTCTTGTAGAAAAAATTTCTGGCGGCAATCCAATAGACATTAAGGGTAATTTTCTATTTCAAAATATATCTGGAATAGGTACAGTTAGCGCTTCAATCTTTAATGTTGAGTATAGACCTGTAGCTAATAAAAATTTTTATGAGGTTTCTTTAGACAGCACTTCGTTTAGTGGAAGTTTTGAAGTTTCCGGTAAAACTAGAATATTAGAAGATGTTTCTGTAAATAGTAATAGTATTTTAGTTGATTCTACTGTAGGATTTGCTAATTCTGGATCACTTTTAGTAAAACCAAAAAATTCTGACTATATTTCAATTAATTATTCAGGAAAAACAGTCAATCAGTTTACTGGAGTTACAAATGTAATTAAACCTTTAGATTTTGGATTAGATTTAGTAGAAGAAAAATTTGCTTTTAGTTATGTTGGTACTGGTAATACATCTAAGGTTGAATTTAGAGTTGTTAATGTAATCGATAATATTGATTTTTCTAAAACATCAAATTTAAGAGTGGGAGATACAATATCCCTATCGGGTTTTGGTAGAGATTTATTTAATCAATATGAATTTAATAGTTGGATTTATAATCTTCCAACAAATCATAATATTAATATAATTTCTCAAGTTGATGCTACAAAATATAGAATTGAATTATTTGATAAAATTTATTTTTATAACCAAGAGCCTATTTTACTAGTAAATTTGGCAGGAGATACTTTAGAAGTTAAAGTTATTTCAATTGAGTATTCTCCATCAGATGTAATTAAAAAATATAGTAAAAATATTTTAGTTCAAGTAGTAAATTCTGGATCTTTTAATGTATTAAATTCTGTTGGAATACGCAAAAAAATCTATAAAGCAAATCATTATAATAATTATTTTGATAATATTAATAATATACCCTCAGGAGTTCAAAATACTTATATTGATGCAGAAGAAAAATATTTTTATGTAACATCATCCGGATTACCAAATTATACTATTTTTTCAACTGATAATAAAAAAACAGTAACAACTAATGTAGGCGTTTCTATAACAGATACATTTAATGTTTCTGAACACAATTTCTTAAGTGGAGAATTGGTTTATTATCAACCAGAAACATCATCTGGAATATTAACAGGACTTTATTACGCTACAAAAATTGATAATAATAAACTGAAATTATCTTATAGTAAATCTGATGTTTTTTCAAAAAAATATGTTCAGACTACTTCATCAGTAACTAATGATATTTTATATAAGTCTGGTTATCAAAATAAAACTTTAAATCATCAAAAATTGTTGAAAAAATTTGCTTTCAACAGAATTAAAGCTACATTTGATGATTTAAATAAAAGAACTACTTTTAATAGAGAAATTGGTCTATTAATAAATGGTGTAGAATTGTTATCACCAACTTTATTTGATGAAAATATTTACTATGGTGGAATAACATCTATTGATGTTACTAATGTTGGCGAAGATTATGATGTAATTGATGTTCCTCCTCTAGAAATAAAAGATGATTCTGGAACTGGCGTTAAAGCTCATGTAAATCTTTCCGGTACTGTAAGAGAAGTTAAAATATTAAATGCTGGATATGGTTATCAGGAAAAACCAAAAATTACAATTAAAGGTGGAAATGGAAAAAATTGTGTATTGGAATCAAATTTCGTCAATACTCAGGTTTCTGTAGGATTTAAAGCAGATTTAAATGTAACTCCTGCAAGTAATACAATACAGTTCCTAAATTCTATTCCATTTGAAGATGGAGAAGAAATCATCTATGACTCCAATAAAAATAGTAATCTTCCAGGAATTATCAATAGTTCAACATATTTCGTTGGTATCTTAACAGACAACAAAATTAAATTATTTAATTCAAGAATAGATGCTCTTCAAAAAACAAATGAAATAGACATTGTTGGAGTTTCCTCTGGATTCCATTTTATAAGAACATTAAAAAATAAAAATACTTTTACAAAAATTTATGTTAAAAATCCTGGAGAAGGATATTCAAATAGAAAAGTAAAAGTTCCTTCAATACTTTCCGGTGATAATAGAACTTCTGGAATTAATACTTTTGATTCATATATTTTTGCAAAAAATCATGGATTTTCAAATGAAGACTATGTAATATATAATTCTTCAAATACGGCAATAAGTGGATTATCCTCTTCAATTTACTATAAAGTTAAAATAATTGATGATAATAAATTTAGACTTTATGAAGCTGGAGTCAGTACAAACTTAAGTAACGAAAATTATTTTAAAAATAAATTTGTTAAATTTAATTCACTAGGAATTGGTACTCATACGATAGAATATCCACCAATTGAAATACATGTAGAATCAAAATCTGCAATAGGATCCACAACAATAATACAAACAGAATTAAAACCAATCGTATTGGGATCAATTCAAGATGTTTATGTTGAAGATGGGGGGGTAGGATATGGATGCACAAATATTATTAATTATCATAGAAGACCAAACACTGGAATTTCAAGTATAAAATCTGAAGCTATTTTAAAACCAATTATTATTGATGGATCAATAGTTGATGTTCAAATTATAGGAAGGGGTGATGGATTTAGATCAAATTCCGAGATAATAGTTTCTGGAGAAGGAAATTATGCACAGTTGGAACCAATTGTAGAAAATGGCAAATTGATGGCCGTAAATATTGTTTTTGGTGGTGTTGGATATAATCCTTCAAATACTATTTTGACATTGAAAAATAGAGGAAGAAATGCTAAGTTTTTAGCGAATGTAAATGAATGGAAAATAAATCAGGTATTGAAGAGTAAAAATATTATTAACAATGAAGATGATGGAATTTTACATGTAAGTAAAAACCCAGAACTTGGACTTCAGTTCATTAATTTTTATGTCCCTAAAAACTTAAGATATCAACTTACCGATAATTTTGGCGATGATAATAAAGAAAATACTGGTATATTAAATCACTCACCAATTTTAGGTTATGCATATGATGGTAATCCTATTTACGGTCCATATGCTTATAATACCACTACTGGTGGATTTATAAGGAGAATGAATTCTAGTTATGTGTTAAATGTAGATTTGACTCCTGGAAAAAGACCTCCATTATTTGAGAATGGATTTTTTATTAATGATTATATCTATGATGGATCTGGCGACTTAGATCAACATAATGGTAGATTTGCAATAACTCCAGAATACCCTAACGGTGTTTATGCATATTTTGCTACAATAGATGTTAATGCTTCAAATGAATCTGTACCAAAATATCCATATGTAGTTGGTTCCTATTTTTATAATAATCCAGTCGAAGAAAACTTTTTACCTGCATTTAATCAAAATTTTGACATCTTTGGTACAAACTTAACCAGAAATGTTGGCCCATATTATTTAAATGCAACTAATTCATATTATGAATTAATTGATAAAGTACAACCGGAATATAAACAAGAATTTACTATAACATCAATAAATTCTGGTAAAATAGAAGATATATCTATATTTTCTTCTGGTGATAATTATAAAGTAAATGATCCCGTAGAAGTAGATATAACTGATACTGATGGAATACAATCAAATATTGTTGTAAGTGAATTGGATGGTAGAGAAATTTCCGATTTTAGTCTAATAGGAGAAACAATTAATAATTTAGAATTTTTTGTAAAAATTCCAAATACCACTGTAACTACTAGTTCTCCGCATGGACTCACAAATGGTCAACCAGTTTTAATCAGTGGTATTTCTACAATTACTGCATCCCAATTTGAAGGAATTCAATATGCCCAAGTTAATACAAAAGAATCTCAGTTAATGGAAAATGTTGATGATGTCAGTATTACTGGTATATCAACATTTATAAAAGTAAAAGACATTAATGGATTTAAAGTTAATGATTTTATAGGAATAGGTACAGAAGTTTTACTAATCACCAATGTTGATTCTAAACGATCCGGATTTTATGTAAATAGACTTCAAAATACAGGAATTCATACCGTTGGAATTGATAATGTTATTTTATTACCAAGAGAATTTAAAATTCCAACAAAAGATGTAAAAAACTATACATTCCAAAATTATACTACATTTTTTGATCCAAGATTTTCTGTTGGTATTGGTACAAGTGGTTCAACTCGTACTATTGTTGGACTTGGAACCACCTCATTTGAAACTAGATTTATTCCACCTAGAAGCATATATCTACCAGGTCATAAATTTTATACTGGTCAACCTTTAATTTATAATTCTGGATCTGGAGTTGCAGGCACATCCTTATATGTTAATAATGTTGGATCTGGCGTTTCTTTTAAATTGCAAGATAATCAAATAGTTTATGCAGTAAATTTAGGTAAAGATTATGTTGGATTGTCTACTATTGGATTTACAAGTTCTATAGGTATAGGAACTAATAATAATTCTTTAGAATTCTGGAACCAAGAAAAAGCCTATGGTGTAATTGGAGCTGCTCATTCACTGACTACTTTAAATCCTAGGATAACCGGAAACCTACAAAAGACACTTGGAGTAGTAACCACAACATCAAATCATAATTTACAAGTAAATGATATTATAAAATTCAATGTATCAACGGATTATAATGAGGTTATAAAAGTTATTTTTGATCCAGTAAATAGAAAAATTTTAATGAGGGAAATTGCATTTTCCACTAGTGATGTATCAGTAAGTGATAATTCAATAGATCTTTCTTCGTATGATGGTAATGTGGAGACTGGAGATAAAGTAGTTTATATTTCTCAAGTTCCTATTGGGGGATTATCTAATTATGGAATTTATTATGTTTCAAAAACTAGTTACGATTCTATAAGATTATGTCAATATAGAAGTGATTTGGAAGAATCTAATTTTATAGATTTTTCTAGCTCTGGTTCTGGCCAACATAAACTTTATTTTATTAATCCACAAATTGGTTGTATAAGAACAACAAAAATAGAATTTGATTTATCGGATTTAAGTTTATTGAATTTAAATTTACAATTTTACTATGATGTGAACTTTATTGAAAGAATTAACGAAAGAAGTGGATTTTTTGTATCTAGATCTGGAATTCCTGGAAATGCTGGATCTAAAGTTATTTTAGATCTATCTGAGCAGTTTTTTCCAATATATTACCAGTTCCTACCCCAAGGATCATCGGAAGAAAGTAAAAAACAAATATCTACAGATTTTGATGTAATATCAAATAATAAAATTTCAATAATAAATCACCAACTCAATGACAAATTTGTTGTAACAACAACTCCATCTAACAAAACATTTACATTTGATAACAATAAAAAACTAACAGAAATTGAAAAACAAATTCTTAATCAAAATTTAACAACTTTTTCTTATAAGACTACTTCAACTAATGCTTTAGGGCCAATATCCAAACTAAAAATTAATTTTTCAGGTAGAGGATATAAAAAATTACCAATTGTAAAAAGAGTTAAAAGTGATTTAGGTACTAATGCAGTTGTTAAAGTAATATCTCCAACTATTGGAAGAGTGGAAACTTTTGATAGAGTAAAAGATGGATTTGATTATCCAACAGATCCAACACTTTCTCCATCTTTGAGTGTGCCAACTATTATTGGAGTAAAAGATATAAGAACAATAGATTATATTGGAATAGTTACTGGAGGGAGAAGATATAATAGTTCTCCAAAATTAATAGTAAAAAATGATACTAATGGAATAGAACTTAATTCTAACATAGCTGGTGGATCCATAGTTTCTGTGGATGTTACTAAAAATTCTACTTCTATATCCAAACCACTTGAAATAATATCAATTCATAATTCAAATGGATACGAAATTGATTCAATTTCTGTAGTTGGAAATTTAGTAACATTGGAACTAACAAATAATCCAGCTTCAAATAATCCTTTTATACCTTCTGGATTTGGTAAAAATGATTATGTTTATCCTTTTGTTATTGGAGATAAAATTTTTATTGAAAATTGTAGACTTACATCAGCAACTTCTGGATTAGCTAATTATAATTCTGATGCATATGATTATGCATTTTTTGATGTTGTGGGAGTAAACACAACTAATAATACCATAACTTATGACATGACTGGTATTTCTACGGGATCTTTTGGTACATATGATGATGACTTCAATTTAGGAATTGTAATTAACAAAAATGATATGCCAATTTTTGATATGATATTAAAAGATGATGTTAATTATGTTTCTAATGAAAAAATATCTTCTTCAAAATTTTCTGGTTTAATAATGGAAAATGGTTGGGATGGAACACTCAACCAAATGAGATTGAAAAATATTTCTGGAGAAATAAATGTTGGAGATAAAATTTTTGGCGAGATATCTAGAATTAACGGAACAGTAGAATATTTTGATGTATTTAATTTGTATGCAACTTTGGGAGTTTCTCGTGACAAAACATCTTCAATAGATTTTACATCTGGAATTTTAAATGATTATTCTCAGAGAATATCTGATAATTTCTACTATCAAAAATTCTCTTATTCAATCAGGGGAAATATTCCATATAATATTTGGAGAGAGTCTGTAAGATCTATCGTTCATCCGTCTGGATTTAAAGAATTTTCTGATTTAGAAGTTTTTACAGAACCAACTTTAGAGTCAGTTAATGTTGGTATTGCTAAATCAACAAATATGAAGCCTAAATTAGTAACTTCAGATTCATCTACATTACTTAATGTTGATTCAAAAGTTATGTTTAGCGAGAAGAAAAATTTTGCTAAAGTTTATGAAGAAGAAGTATTAACAGATGGTTCCACTCAAAATATATTTTTTGATGGAGGAATAGATTTAAGTTCTTATATTGTAAATAAAACGAATAAAGTCATTGAAATTGACGATATAAGTGATCAATTTGATGGAACTTCGGAACAATATTTGCAAGGTAGATTTGCAGACGCTTCTGACTTGTTAGATCTCAATAGAGAATTTATTCAAGAAGAAGTCGTAGCTTTTGTTGAATATAATTATCCCAACATAGGATTAAGTACAACTTATAATCAAACAAAGTGTAAAAGAGATGTTGGTTATATAGTTGATGCAATATCGCATGATATTAAATATAATTCTAATAGTAAATCTGTTGAAGCTGGTTTATACTATTGGAATGCAGGAGTTTCATATGTAACTAATGAAACTGAAGAGACTTTATTTGCTTATAATTATGTAAAGTTTTTAAGTCAATATATCATAAACAATCAAAGTCCCCCAACTTTGTATCAATCATCCGTAGATCAGCAATTTAACTTTGCTTTAATACCTGATCCACTCAATCCAGATGTAAACAGATATAAGGATTCTAGAAATTTAATTCTTGCAAATAAAAAAGAAATTTTAGATAAATCTTTAGCATCTGTTGCAATAGGATTTTCTGACTTCTATTTCCCCGGAGATACTCAAACCAATGCAAGATCTAGATATTATGATGGATATAGATTAATTCAACAAAATAGAACCGAAATTATTGATACAGCTTGGTCAAATACACTTGTTGTTTATCCTGGAATTTCAACTACTATTTCCAAATGTAAGAGAGACTTGGGATATTTTGTAGATGCTGTTTCAACTGATGTATTTACTGGTGGGAACAATTATTCCAGAGAATTTGTACTTCAATATTTTAATAATGGATTCCCAATCTCAAATGGATTGGTTGGTGAAGAAGCGGAATCTATCTATGCTTTCTGTCAAGCAAGAGATTTGATGAGGTCTGCTGTAAGAAATGGACTTACAATAAAAGATCTTACAATTACGGCAGGCCCGGCTAACTATGGTGTTGGTACAACAGTAGGAATAACATCTACTGCGGCTTGTACTGATGTTCAGGTTAATATTGTTAGTTTAGTTGGGATTGTTACAGCGGTTATTTCCGCAGGAACTACAGCGGGATTACCATCGTTGAATGTTGGTACTTATACTACCGGTGGAAATAAATGTTATCGTGATCTGGGATATATTGTTGATGCAGTTGCTCAAGATTTGGCTTATGGTACAAATCAACATATAGTATATTCAACTAAGAAATATTTTACTGGAGTTGGTGCTGCACTAACAACTGGTCTTTTGGGTGAAGAATCTCAATCTGTTTATGCTTTTGAAAGTGCAAAAGAATATATTAAAAAAGCAATAACAAATCAATTAAATGTCAAAGATCTTACTATCACTGCCGATCCTATAACAGGATTTAATACCAGTCCATCATCCTGTTCAGATGTTCAAACCAATGTTAATACCTTAGTAGGTATTTTAACAGTTGCAATTGGATCTAGTAGTTTGTCTGGTATACCAACAGAAAACTACGGAACTACTGATTGTGCTGATGTTAGATCTGCAATTGGAAACTATGTTGGAATTATAACCACTATTATTGGATTAGGTACTAATTTTGCACCAACAATAATATACCCATCACTGACTAGAGGTGGATCTGTAGTTGGATTAACTACATTTAAGTTAAAAAATAAAGGAACTTCATTATTCAAACATGAATTTTCTTCTAGTAGTGTTGATATTCTTACGAATACATTTACAATTACAAATCATAATTTCCAATCCGGTCAAGAATTACTTTACAGTTATAGTGGAGGAACACCGATTGGAATTGCTACAACTTCATATGTTTCTGGAATTACTTCCACTTTATTAAGTGTTAATAATTTTGATGGAACTGCTGTTCTTGAAAATGGATATTCCGTAGCGATATCTACAACAATAACTGGAGTGTCTACAGTATTAAGTCCTGTTGGCCCATCAACTAAACAGTATGTTCAGTGTATTGGATTAACTACTACTGGAACTGACGCACAGTTTACCGTATCTATAAATTATAATGTATCAACCGGACAACCAATTTCAACATCAATATTGCCAACTAAAGGTGGTAGTGGTTATGTTGTTGGACAAACGGTTTCTATTGCTGGAACTTATATCGGAGGTACAACTCCTACTAATAATTTAACTTTTGTAATTTCTAAGACAGGTCCAACTGTAATTTCTGGCCAGGCAAACCAAAGTTATTTGTTAGTTCCTTCCAATGATTTAAGTGGAGCTACTTTTAATGTTTCCAGAGATTCTTCTGGTGCAATTAATTATGTTGCAGTTGTAAATGGTGGATCTGGTTATGCATCTACTTCAGTAATTTCAATCGCTGGAACTTATGTAGGTGGATCAACTTCAAATGATATTTTGAGATTCAGACCATTAGAACTTGGTACTAGAGTTTTACCGAAATCTGTTTTTGTGTATAAGTTAAATGACAATCAATTTAAAGTATCTGGATTGTCAACCAGTGTATTTTTTGACATTAGTGGTATTGGTTCTGGCTCTCATTATCTTGAATATAAAGAACCAAATGCAAGCATACTGGTTACTATTGATGGAATAATCCAAAAAGCTTTAACTAGAAAATCTTTAAATGTTTCTTTAGCTTCTAGTGTTTCAACAGCATCAACGACAATACTAACTATTTCCTCAGGTATTTCATCATTGAAAACTCGTGATATTATTAACATTGATGATGAACTTGTCTCTATCAAAAATATTGGCATAACTTCTTCCAATCAAATAGAAGTTATAAGGGGTTATTTTGGTTCAGTTGCAACATCACATACTGTTGGTGCAGCCGCAACCATTTTATCAGGCAATTTTAATGTCGTTGGTGATGTAATCTATTTTGATACTGCTCCATACGGTAAAATTGGTCCAGTTGGATTAGAGACTGGATCTACTTTTAGTGGTAGAGCTTTCAGTAGAAAATTTGATCCAAGTACTCCAAATGATAAAAACATTTTAATTGATGATTTATCTCCATCCTTTACTGGTATTGCTGCAACTGAATTCTCTATTACATCTAAAGGACAATCTACAGATACCTTGTTTAACACTGTTAATAATGTAACTTCAACCAGTAATAATCCAGTAATTTTAATTAATAATGTTTTCCAAGATCCTATAAATGATTTTACTATTGATGGTAGTGGAATAAATGTAATTAAATTCTTGTCTGGAGTTCCAAAAGCTGGAAAAATATCAAAAGTTGCTGTATCAACTAGTTATGGATATGTTCCAAGAATTGGAGCAGCCGCTACAGTTGTTGTATCCGCATCAGGAACGATCAGTAGTGTAGTCTTAACAGGTGGAGGATCGGGATATAGATCGTCTCCAGTAGTTAGTATTGCATCAACAATTGGCGCCGGCGCCAGTATTACAGCAACAGTAAGTGCTGCTGGGACTATTACTGGATTTACAATTGTAAACTCTGGGACTGGATATACCACAACTTCACTTCCAAAAGTAGTTATTGGAATACCTACAGGATATAGTAATTTGAGTCTTGGATACACGGGAGGTACATCTGGAGTTGGTCAAGGTGCTAAACTCACAGTTGAAGTTGGTATGGGATCTAGTATCATATCTTATAAGTTTGATCAACCAGGAATAGGATATAAAGTTGGTGATAAACTTACACCAATTGGAATTCCAACTACTTCATCACTTACAAGATTTGTTTTAACAGTTGAAGAAGTAGAAACGGATAGTTTCTCTGGATTTTACCCTGGACAATTTGTAAAATTTGATGATATTTCTCAATTCTTTAATGGATTTAGAAAGAAATTTACTCTTTCAACCACTATAAATGGAGTAAGACAAGTTTTGGGATTAAGAGTTCCATCCGGAACAAATTTGGATATAACTAATAATATTTTTATATACATAAATGATGTATTACAAGTTCCAAATACATCATATAAGTTTTCCGGAAGTAGGGTTATATTTACTGAAGCTCCTAAACCAGGATCAAAATGTTCTATTTTATACTATAGAGGATCATCAGTAGATGTGGAACTGGTTATTCCCCCACCAACAATTAAACAGGGAGATAAAGTAACTATCCAAGAAAATCCACTAGATCCTTTTGATATTTCTCAATTTGATAGAGTTGTTAAAAAAATTACCAGTTCAGATCAATTAGAAACATTTAATTATTACTCAGTTGGAATTATAACTGATCCAACAAAGGTTCGACCATTAACTTGGCAAAAACAAATTAATGACACAGTAATTAGTGGTACATTATATTCCAAATCAAGACCAAGCTTCCAAAGCAATGTAAAACCATCTGCAACTGTTATTAAAAAAATTCAACCAGATGATGAAGTAATATATGTTGATAACGCATATCCTCTATTTTCTGACTTAGATGGACTTTCTGAAGATATAAGTGATGTTTTAATTTTGGAAAATAAAATAATTGAACCTTGTTTAGCCGAAGCAGTAGTCTCAACATCATCAACTATTTCTTCTATTAATATAATCCAGGGTGGAGTTGGATTTGCTAATACCCAGTCACCAAAAGTTGTAATTTCAAAAACAGCTATTGTTAGAAAAGATCCAATTTTTAATTGGACTGGTGGAACAGGATTAACTACTTCATATGATTTGAAATCAATTAAGTATAAAAATAAATTTGTTGCTGTTGGAAGTAGCTCTATTCTTGTCACAAGTTCTGATGGAGTAAACTGGCAAGTAGGAACACTTGGTTTTGGTCAAACTTCAAACTTTAATTCAATTGAAGTTGTCGGTATAGGTACAAGCAATCTTTTAGTTTCAGCCGGAAGTCTGGGTAAAATTGTTAAAGCAACAGATTATGGAACTACTATTTCTAGTTGGAACCAAATTCCAATACAAGAGGATATTGTTGTTCTTGGTATAGGAGCAGTAGGAAGGGTAGGTAGTAGTTATACTGGAACATTTAATCAAATTGCATATTCTAGCGTTACAGACACTTGGGTTGCTGTTGGAGCGGGTGGATCTATATTTGTTGGCGCTGGTGTAGCTACTGATGGATTTGTCAGTAGATACTCTGAAACTATATCAGATTTAAATAGTGTAGTTTTTGGTGATGAATATTTTGTTGCAGTTGGAAATAATGGTACAATTAGAACTTCAAATAATGGAACTATATGGGAGTCTTCATCGTCTCCAGTACTTAATAATTTGAATAAAATCATTTATGCTAATGGAAAATTTATTGTAGTTGGAAATTCTGGAACAATTCTAAGATCTATAGATAGAAATTCATATCAATTTATTTCAAACAATCTTGGATCTGAAAACATAGTAAACATCTATTATAATTATGGTTTTTATATAGTCGTAACTTCATTAGGTGATATATACTATTCATTTAACTTAAGCGATTGGATCTATAGAAGTACATTGCAATCAAAAGATATTAATGATTTAATATTCGTAAATAATGTTGGATCTGATGGTAGATATGTTGCCATAGGTGCAGGAGCCACTGCAATATATGCAGAACCAATTTCTAATAGAGCAACAGCAGTTTCTAGTATATCTGCAGGAGTTGTTACATCTATACAAATAGTTAATCCTGGATTTGGATATGATATTAATAATCCACCTCCAGTATTAGTGGAAATTGATAGGTATCAGACTGAATTAGTTAAGTCATTTAAAGTAGAGGGGGATCATGGAGTAATTATTGGAATTACAACATACCTTGCCGGAACTCCTGGTATTGGAACAACTTCTCCAAAAATTTCATTTACCTTAAAATCGGAACAATATGATAATAATACTTTAGGTGTTGGATATTCTTCATTAAATGTTTTTGGCATTACTAATAGTCAATTATCAAAAGGAGATTATTTTGTAATAACTGATAGTAATGTTACAACAGGCGGAGATTTGGTTGGAATTACTACACTTCTTGGTGGTATGAGTAATTATCCAAATTCAAAAATTGGAATAGCAAAATCTTTTATAGACGGTGTTTATATCGTTGAAGATGTTACATCACCATCTGCAGGTATAGTAACAGTTACATGTAATTTTGCTCCTATGGTAGATAATTATGTAAAAGTCTATGGTAGAGGATCAAATAATAGTGGAATTAACACAAATAATTTTTATGGAAGATATAGTTGGGCTAAAATATATGATTATCAAAATAGAATTCTGGGAAATCCTCAAACTTTTGAAGTCTTTAATGATAACGGAATTACTGGAATATCTTCCTCTCCAAAAATTATCAGAACCAGAAGTATTATAAGCAAATAAAAGGTAACTAAATAAAAAAAAGTATGTTCTAAAATGCCAGCCATAATATCAGATCAATTTAGGGTTTTAAATGCAGAAAACTTTGTAAAGAGTGTTTCTGGTGCCGGTGACACCTCGAATAAGTACTATACTTTTATTGGATTACCAAATAGCACTAATCCTGCTTCTGGTGGATCTCCAACTTGGAGTTCAAATACACCTTCTCCAGTAGATGGATTTAAAGAAGAATATCAAGTTAAAGAAAGTATTATATCTCTTAAACAAATTACAAGTCAGGATGTAAGAAGACTTGTTAGAAAAGTAACTTGGGTAGCCGGAAATACTTATGAAATGTACAGACATGACTATAATGTATATAATGTGACCCCAGTAACTTCTCAAACCAGTTTGTATGAAGCTAATTACTATGTAATAAATGAAGATCTGAGAGTTTATGTTTGTTTGCAAAATGGAACAGATCCAGAAAACCCAAAAGGAAGGCCTTCTTTTGATCAACCTACATTTATTGATTTAGAACCACGAGCCGCTGGATCTAGTGGTGATGGTTATGTCTGGAAATACTTGTATACTATTAAGCCTTCGGAAATTGTTAAATTCGACTCCATCGAATATATACCAGTACCAGAAGATTGGGGAAATACTGGAGAATCAATTTCCACAAAAAATAATTCTGTGGACGGTAAAATTGAAGTTATTTTAATTAATAATAGAGGATCTAACTATCAACCAATTTCTACATCTTTTTCAAATGTTCCTATATTGGGAGATGGGACTGGTGGTAAAGCCACAATTACAATTGATTCTTTTGGTAAAGTATCTGAAATATTTGTTACCGATGGTGGAAAAGGATATACATATGGAACAATACAATTTTATCCTGGAGCTCCTGGATCTGAAATAACAGGACCATTGAAACAATTAAGTAATACTGGAATTGGTACAACTTCTATAGCATCCTTTAATGTTGTTATTCCACCAAAAGGTGGTCATGGATATGATGTTTATAGAGAACTTGGTGCATATAAAGTTTTACTATATTCTAGATATGAAACTTTGGAAAGTAATCCAGATATTATTTTAGGAAATGATTTTGCTAGGGTAGGAATAATTAAAAATCCTACAATAGTTGGTAGTGATGTTCAATTATTAGATACATCTGTAGTTAGTGGATTAAATGCTTTAAAATTAGCTGGAGTAACTACAAATACGACATACGCTGTAGACTCTGTAATAAAACAAACTGTTGGTTTAGGATCAACTGCAATTGGATTTGTGGCTTCTTGGGATCCCATAACTGGGGTATTAAAATACTATCAACCAACTGGATTAGCTTCAAGTGAAACAGGATTTAAAATCATTCCATTCACTTCTAATCCAGATGTGGGTTATGGATTAACAATTAATTGTTCTACAATTGTAGGACCAACATTATCGATTAATTCTAGTTTCAGTGGCGTAACTACCACAATAAATAATAGAATATACCAACTAGGTCAACAATTTGTATCTGGCATTTCTTCTGCTGAATACAATAAAAAATCTGGGGATATAATTTACTTGGACAATAGGCAACCTATCCCAAGATCTGCCAATCAAAAGGAAGACATTAAAATTGTATTGGAGTTCTAATAAAAATGGCACAAAATACCAACTTAAACACCTCTCCATATTTTGATGATTTTGATCCCACAAGAAATTATCAGAGGGTTTTATTTAAGCCAGGGACTCCAATTCAAGCAAGAGAATTAACAACACTTCAATCAATTTTACAAAATCAAGTTGAAAAATTTGGTAAGCATTTTTTCAAAGAAGGACAAGTAGTAATTCCGGGAAATGTTGCTTATGATTCAGAATATACTTGTGTCCAAATTGATCCAACTCATTTGGGTATTCCAGTATCTGTTTATCTGGATTATTTGGTAGGCAAAAGAATAAAAGGTGAAACTAGCGGTGTTTTTGCTAAAGTTGAAAGATATATTACTAGTGAAGAGTCTGAAAATGATAATAATACTTTGTATATAAAATATCAAAGTTCTAGTGAAACTGATTTTACGAATAGCAAATTTGTAAACGGAGAGAATCTTCTTGTACTGGAAAATATAGACTATGGTTCTGGAGTTATTCGATTAGAGTCATCATTTGCTACTACGATTATTTCAAACTCTACAGCTACTGGATCTGCTATTAAAATAGAAGAAGGTGTCTATTTTATAAGAGGATTTTTTGTAGATGTTTTTCCACAAACTGTAATATTGGATCAATATAACAATTTACCTTCATATAGAGTTGGATTATCTATTTTTGAGGATATTGCTGTACCATCTCAGGCCAATGTAGATCTTTTTGATAATGCAAGGGGATTTTCAAATTTTGCTGCACCAGGGGCAGATAGACTTAGAATTGTAGCTACTTTAATAAAAAAATCTATAGATGATTTTAATGATGAAAATTTTGTAGAATTGTTAAGAATCGAAAATGGAATTATTAAAAAAGTTCCTAAAAAACAAGATACAGTTTCCTTAATAAATGATGAATTAGCTAGAAGAACTAATGATGAATCTGGAGATTATTATGTAAAACCTTTTAGTATAATTGCAAAAGAATCTTTGAATAACAAAATAGGAAATAATGGAGTATATAATCCAGGACAATTAACAAAACAAGGAAATACTCCATCAGATGACCTACTTACATTACAAATTTCTCCAGGAAAAGCTTATGTAAAGGGATATGAAGTAGAAACTCTCATAACAGTAAATGCAGATCTAGAAAAACCAAGAACAACCGAAACAGTTAAAGATATTACTGTTCCTTTTAGTTTAGGTAATCAAGTAGAACTTAACAATGTTTATGGAACTCTTCCCGTAGGATTTGGTACAACTAGTCAAGTAACTTTATATTCAAATAGAACTGTTACCCCCGGTCTTCCTTCTGGAATTCCAATAGGTGTAGGTAGAGTTTATGATTTAAAATTAAAAAATGCTGGATATGCAAATGCTTCCACCGTTTTTGAAGCCTCAGCATATGATTTGCAAACATACACATATTTGCAGTTAAATGCAACAATAACCTTATCTAGACCAGCATTTGTAGAAGGAAAAAATAGTTCTGCTTCTGGATTTTTAGCAGTAAGTGCAACAAATACACGACAATTGGTATTATATCAAACTGTAGGAACTTTTACAGTTGGAGAACAATTAAAGGTTGATGGTCAAGATATTTCGAGAACAGTTACTGCAGTTAGAGATTATAATTTAGGAGATATTAGACAAGTAGTTGGATATGTTGGTACTACAACAACATTTACTGCAGATACAGTAATTTCTAATCCAATTCCTCTCGCTCCACAAGGTACTAGTTTTACCATTTCTGCAGGATCTGGAGGAATAAGTACCGTAACAACATCATCTTCTACATTTGGAGTGGGAATTAATACCGGAGATATTTTTGTTTATACAAAATCTGGACAAATTTTACCAACATATAACAGGGTAACTTCAGTAAATACTTCAGCAAAATCTATTACTGTTGAAGCAACTACAAATGTTTCTGGAGTTAATAGTGGTGGGTTGCCCACAAGTACAACAACACTTAATGATATATTAAAAGGAACTTCTGCATTACTAAATCCTAGAGATTCATTTTTCTTTGTAGAATTACAAAATTCAAACATTTCAAATGTCGATATTTCTGATGGTGAGATAGTATATAGAAAATCATATTCAGTAACTGTTGCATCAAATGGATTAACTGCAACTTTAGAAAGCGATACCAATATTAGTTTAGAACCCTTTGATGAAGAAGATTATTCACTAGTTTATAGTGATGGTACTATTGAACCTTTAACTTCCGGTCAATTCACAATTACTGCTGCAAGGACTTTAACTTTAGTAAATCTAAGTAAAAATGGTGCAGCTACACTAACAGCAACTCTAAGAAGACGAAGATTAAAATCTAGAAAGAAAATTTATAATAGATGTGGAGTGTTGGATATTAGAAGTTCTAGTAGTTCTTCTTCTGGAATAGGTAGTACAACTTTAAATGATGGTTTAACTTATAGTCAATATTACGGTACGAGAGTCCAAGACCAAAGAATTTCATTAAATATTCCTGATGTAATTTTTGTTTCTGGAGTTTTTGAATCTTCGGATACAAATGATGCGGATTTGCCAAAATTGGAAGTTGTTAATTTAAACGCAAATATTTTAAATGCAGTAAAAGGCGAAATGATTTATGGAGAAACAAGCAATGCAATGGCAATGTTTGTTGCAACCAATGGCACAAACCAATTAGAATTTGTTTATGCTAATGAAAATACTTTTATTAAGGGTGAAAGAATTCTATTCGGTGAATCTAATATTACGGCAGAGATAAATTTACTAATAGAGGGTGATAGAAATATAGTATCCGATTTTACTTTTGATAGTGGTCAAAGATTGGAAATAGCTGACTATTCATCCATAAGAAGAAAATCTGGTGTCAGTGCGCCAACAAAAAGATTAAAAATTGTGTATAACAGTTATTACATTGATGCAAATGACGACGGCAATTTTGTAACTGTCAATTCATATGATCGTGAGAGATATTCCACAGAGTTGCCTGCAATTTCTTTCTATAGAGCAAGTGATATTATTGATTTAAGACCTAGAGTTAGTCCATATAATAGTACTATAACACCTTATTCTCCATTTGAATTTGAATCTAGAAAATTCTTACCAGAAACAAACTCAACACCATATAATTTTGCTAAAGATAAAGATCTATTCTTAAGTTATTCTTATTATTTAGCTAGAATTGATAAACTATATCTTAACAGATATGGAGAATTTTTTGTCTCAAAAGGAGTACCATCATTAAACCCTATTTCTCCACCAGTCACTGATAATGCTTTAGAAGTGGCAACTATTACTATGAAACCATATGTGTATAATGTAGGAGATGTAACCGTACAATTATCTCCACACAAACGCTATAGGATGCAAGATATTGCCAGACTTGAAGATAGAATAAGAAATATTGAATACTATACTTCACTATCCCTCCTAGAAAGTGATACTAAAAATCTAACTTTGAGAGATTCTCAAACACAATTAGATAGATTTAAATGTGGATTTCTTGTAGATAATTTTAAATCAGTCAGTGCTGGATCTTTAGGTGATCCACAACATAAATGTAGTATTGATACAAAAGAAGGGTTACTTCGACCCCAACATTATACAACATCATTAGATCTTCTTCTTGGATCAGAAGCTGTAATAGGTACATCAAATCTTTCAAATCCCGATGCAGATTTGAGATTTGTAAAAGATTTGGGTAATCCAAATACAGTTAAAGTTGGAGATATTGTATGTTTAAAATATACAGATGTAGAGTTTCTTAAAAATTCTTTTGCAACTAGAATTGAAAATGTTAACCCATTTGCAGTTGTAAACTGGATTGGTGCTATTGAATTAAATCCCGCAACTGACACTTGGATTGAAACTAGGGGAACAAAGAGAACCGTCGATCAAGAAGGTAATTATTCAACCACTATACAACAACTAGGTGTTGATACAAATACTGGATTATCTCCAATTGATTGGGGTGCCTGGGAAACAACCTGGACTGGTACACAAGAAATTTCTAGGCAAAATATGGGCAGCATTTATGTGGGAACCCAAGAGGTTTCTAGAAGTGTTCATAGAGGTGGATATCAAAAAGGTAGAGGTGTTCCAGAAACTACAACTATTAATTATAGAGATCAGTACACCAATTTTGCAAATGTAACTACACTAACTACCACAAAACAAGCAAGACAAGGTATTCAATACAAAGTATCTGAAAGATATGATACTGTAAATCTTGGAACATTTGTGATATCTACGGAAGTTATTCACACAATGAGATCTAGGAATATTGAATTTATTGCAAAAAGATTAAAACCAAAAACAAGATTGTATGCATTTTTTGATAATGTTGATATGAACAAGTATATTGTTCCAAAACTTATTGAAATTCAAATGGAGAGTGGAACCTTTAATATTGGAGAAGTAGTAACAGGTACAGTAGGAACGACATCAATAAGATTCAGACTAGCAACCCCTAATCACAAATATGGTCCATATAATCAACCAGAACAAATTTATACTGGAAATCCATACTCTCCAAATCAATTAATACCCACAGCTTATTCTACAACATCAACAATATTAAATGTTGATACGGCATCTTTAGAGTTGCAGTCTGCTTCTGGATTTTATGGACATGTTGTTGCAAATATGCAGTTAAAGGGAGAAACATCTAAAGCTATTGCAAAAGTAACAGATGTTAGATTAATTACAGATGCTTCAGGTACTTTAATTGGATCATTATATATTCCAAATTCTAAATTACAATCTACACCTTCTTTTGAAACTGGAACAAAAACTTTTGTCCTCACAACTAGTTCAACTAATTCCACAATTGTTGGATCTACAGACAGTACTGCTGACACTAAGTTCACATCTTCTGGACTTTTGAACAATACTGAAGAAGTTACTTTAAGAACTAGAAATGCAAATGTTGAAAGAATTAACAGAACTGAAGAAAGAACTTCAACCACGCAACAAACAACACTTCAAGCAGGAACTTCTTTTACAAACCGTACTGTATCACAGACAAGATGGGTAGATCCTCTTGCACAATCTTTTGAAGTTCCAGATGAAAATGGAGTATTCATAACAAAATGTGATGTATTCTTTAAATCTAAAGATACTAATAGTTTACCAATTACAATGCAAATCAGAACCATGCAAACTGGTTTGCCAACACAGACAATTATTCCATTTGGCGAGGTAGTTTTAGATCCAAGTCAGGTTAATTTATCTGATGATGGTAAAACTCCAACAACATTTACTTTCCCATCTCCAGTGTACCTTGAAAGTGGAAATTCTTATTGTGTAGTATTACTTTCAGCATCAAATGAATATACAGTGTGGGTTTCTAGAATGGGTGAAGAAGATGTAACTACATTAAATTTACCAGAATCACAAAAAATAGTTGTATCTCAACAACCTTTACTTGGATCTTTATTCAAGTCACAAAATGGTGCTACATGGGATCCTAGTCAACTAGAAGATTTGAAATTAACTTTATATAGAGCAAAATTTGTCACAGGATCTTCTACAGTAAGATTCTATAATCCTAAATTAGATGTTGGTAATAATCAAGTTGTAACATTAAGACCCAATCCATTAGATTGCATTTCTAAATCAACTTTAATTGGATTAGGAAAAAGTTTAACTTCATCAGAAGTTACTGGATTAACTCCTGGAAGTCCTATATTGCAGAGTAACAACTCAAAATTTAGATCAAATCTAAAGAGTGTAGTAGGATCAGTCGGAATTGGAAGTACTTTAACAATAACTTCTGCGGGAATTGGATTTACATCTACATTTAAGACTTATTCTAATGTAAACTTGGTTTCTATAACTGGCTCTGGTTTTGGTGCAAAGATAAATCTAAGTGTCCAAAATGGGGTTGCAATTGCAGCGACTGTTTCTATTGGTGGAACTGGATATGCATATGGTGACTCATTGGAAGTTAATTATACCCAAACAGATGGTCTTGGCGACAATTTAATTCTGACTATTCCAAATAATGTTGGGGTAATTTCTGCTTTTAATTCACTATTGGTAGATAGAGTTCAAGGAACTTTAAATCAAAATTCTATTGATAGCCTATTCTATGTTGGTTCTGCAGGAACAACTCTTCTTTCTGGAGCATCTGTAACCACAATAAATGATTTAACTGATGGATTACACTTTAAAGTCAGTCATAATAATCATGGAATGTATTCTTTGGTAGATAAAGTTACACTTTCTGGCATAGAACCAGATCAAAGACCAGAAACTTTAAAATCCTCATATAATTCAACATCTACAAGTAGTATTACCGTAAGTTCTGTAGGAATATTTACTAGTTTTGAAAATCTTCCAGTTTCTTCTATAAATCCTGGTTATATTTTAATTGATAATGAAGTTATTTCTTATACCGGAGTTGTTACATCAACTAATAGTTTGACTGGAATAACTAGAAATATTGATGAAACTATCTCAGGAAGTTATGGACTTGAATTCCCTGTGTTTAAGTATGAATTAAATGGAGTTTCTTTAAGAAGAATTAATAAAACTCACAATTTCTCTGATTCCGATTTAGTTACTTATCCAACAGATTTGGATCATTATTACATTAAAGTTGGAATGAGTAGTAGAGGTCTTGATAGAACACCAACAAATGGTCTTGGCTATCCAGCTTTATACTTCAACAATGATAAATCTTGTGGATCTTATGATACAGTCCCATTGATGGGTTCTCCAAAGGGTCCAAAAGCCACACAAAATATACCTTTTAATGTTATCAGACCCAATTTCCAAACATTACTTCCACAAAAAACATCTATATCTGCAAAAGCAAGAACTTTTAGTGGATCCTCACCAGATAGTGATTTAACAGCATTTTTAGATCAGGGATTTGTTGATATATCACTAAATTCAAACAATGAATTTAATTCTCCAAGAATTATTTGTTCTCAAATTAATGAAGAAACTTATTTATCAAATTTCCCTGGTAAAAAATCTTTTACAATGGAATTAACATTAACTAGTGAAGATGAAAAAGTCTCTCCCATGATTGATTTGGATAGAGTTAATTTAATTACTATTGCTAATAGAGTTAATTCTAAGGTTACAGATTATGCAAATGATCCGAGAGTTAATTCTTTAAGTGATGATCCTACTGCTGCAACTTATTTAAGTAATATAGTAGTTTTGGATAAGGTTGCAGATAATTTAAAAGTATTTTTCGATGCCTTTAGACATTCTACAAATGATATTAGAGTATGTTATAGAATTTTTAGATCAGATGCTCCTACAACATCTCAACTTTGGCAATTGTTCCCTGGATATGATAATTTAGATGCAAATTCACAGGTTATTAACTCTTCTAAAAATAATGGAAGACCTGATAAAAATATAGCAAATTCTATATTAGAAGATGATTTTAAGTCATATGAATTTACTGCGGCTAATTTACCACAATTCAATGGATTCCAAATTAAAATTCTAATGACTGGCACTAATTCTGCTTTTGTTCCAAAAATTAGAGATTTTAGAGTTATCGCAACTATTTAAAATTATGTTAATACCTGTAGAAGGAAATAAAGGACTATTCAGAGATGAAAAATCTAGTGCTATTTTAAATTGCTCAGATTATGATTATCAAAGATATTTGGAAGTTAAAAATATGAAAATGAAAGAAGTTGTTCAGATGAATGAAATGTCTGAGAAAATTAATGAAATTGATCAATTAAAATCCGATGTAAATGAAATGAAAGATATGATGAAACTTATTCTTTCTAAATTAGACTCTAACTCATAAATACTTAAAAACGGGTTCCAATAATGGCGGCAAGGAATGTAAACTTAGTTCTTGAACAAGGGGTTGACTTTCAAGCCACCTTTACAATCAGGAACACCAATAATGCACCATTAAATTTAACTGGATATACGGGAATTTCTTCAATTAGGAAACACCCAACATCTTCCAATGCATATCCATTAACTTTAACATTTGTGGATAGATTAAATGGAAAGATTGCAGTTTCTATGGGGTATACTGCAACTGACTCCATTGAAGGCGGTAGGTATGTTTATGATGTTATTCTTATTTCTCCCAATTCTTACAGATCCCGAGCTGTTCAAGGAAATGTTCTGGTAACTCCAGGGGTATCATAATGACAGATTACTTAGTAACGCTTAACGAACCTGGTCCCTATAGAATTGGTGTAGATTATGAGATTCCCACCAAATCTATTCAGTATGGAAACATAATCCTTGATAACATCAATTCACAATTCACTGGAGTTGCTCATACTTTTGGTTTATATGCTAATGGCGATTCTTATGTTCCAATCAATGATCAACAATTGATTGTTGTTAAAAATAATCTTGTAATGGAACCAATTGAAGATTATACTACTTCAACAAATAACATTATTTTTACGGTGGCTCCAAATCCTGGAGATGATGTTTTTATCATAGCTCTCGCAACAACTGCAGATCTTACAAGAACTATTAATTATGTTATTGATAGTGGATCTATTGCAATGCTTGCAGGAAATAAAGGATCTCTGACTTTAGATGTGAGTGGAGTTATAGAATCGTTAGTAATTCTTTCGGATCAACAAGGAGATCTTACTTTAGATATAAAAAAATCAAACTATTCAACTTTTCCAACTTTTACTTCTATAGTTGGTGGAGTTTATCCACAAATGACCAACTCTAGAAAAGTGCGTGATGATAATCTTACAGGATGGGATACTACATTAGTAGCTGGAGATATTTTGACCTTTGATGTTATTGCCGTAAACAATATAAATCGATTTCTAGTTTCTTTAAAATTAAAATTATAAATAAAGATAGTTATTAAAAATCATAACCTGTAGGGGAGTTGTTTAAATGGCACTATTAGTTCCAAATATTGGAGAACTTGAGTCACTCAGATACTTGGTTGCACAGAACAACCACACTGCAAGTCTTGCTGACCAGTCTCCCAGAAACCTAGTTTTAAAACTTTTCACAAGTAATACCACTCCAGCTGAGTCGGATGTACCTTCCGCTACCAGGTATTTTGAGCCATATGGAATTGGCAATACTAACGCTTATGGATATGCTCCTTATACAGGTTATCCATATTGTGTAAATAACAGAACAGATCAGACTTATACATCTCAGACAGGAATTCTCCTCAATGGATCTCGTTGGAGAATTAACCAAGTAGGTTCTGGAACAACAGCAACATACCCAGAACAAACTTTCACATTTACTGGAGATGCTGGTGACATTTATGGTTATTATGTGACTAGAGCAAACAATATGCCTGTTGCTGTTCAGGGTGTTGTTCATGCAGCTACAGTTGGTATTGGAACTACTATTACCAAAGGAAATAACACAGACCCAACAATCGGTGTTATCGGTAATCAATATATTACAATCGATCCAGACATCAGTGTTGATGATTTGACTTTGGGGATGGTTGTAGGAGGAAATGCTGGTATCCAGACAGGTACGACAGTAATCGGTATTGATAGAGCTTTAAAAGTTGTTTACTTAGATAAAGCCCTTATCGATAACATTCAGGTTGCTACTGACCCAAGTGTTGAATTCAGTTTTGGTAAAATGGTAAGATCTGGGCATCAATTGGTAGCTGGAGATGTTCTTTATATTGCTGCAGGAGCAGGAAATACTACTCTAGTATCAAACACATATACAGTTTTTTCAGTTCCAAATGCTAATGAGTTCTATACCACGCCATCGTTGAACCCAACTCTAAACACTGTAGCTGGTTTAAATACGGCTACTCTTTATAGTTCTGTTATGTATGCTGAGAGATTTACAAATGGTCCTTACACGATTCAAAACAACGGTGACCAAATCAAAATTACATTGAATGTTGCTCTTGACTGATTCTATCTAAAAATAGAATATTTGTTATGTGTGTGGGGATTGCTTTTTTATGGCGATCCCCTTTTTCATAATGAATCCATAAAATTATTTGGTAGAATTATAAAAAATGAGTAATGTCTATGTCTACGACTCAACAGTAACAGACATTTACTCGGAAGAAGATTTTGGATCTATTTCATCTTCGCCGAGTGTTAGCGAAGATTATCAACAAATAAGTGCAGTTGCAAATAATTTTGAAGATTGGTATGCAGTATCTGTAAGTTCTTCTCAAGTACCATTTGGATCTATTGGAAATATAAGTGCCGGACTTTCAAATGAAAAAACAACTTATAGTTTTGTTTCGGCCACAACAAACATTACACTTTCATCCACACTTATTTCCAAGGTAACATTTACTTGGGATGGAAATGGTACATTATTTGAAATAGGAAGTGGATTAGAAAGAACGATATGTTCTTATCTCACATCTGGAACGGTACGACTTGGATATAGTGAGGCGGGCATTAGTTCAGCTAATGTAAGTAGATCATTAGATTATAACGAAAGTTCAATAGTAGTATTTACAAGTGAAGATTATGGTGTTGTTTCTGGAATAACAACCATATCAACATACTATGGCGACCTTACCGTAAATACAGTTACTCCAGAAAGTGGAAACGAAGATTACGGAAATGTTGTAGATCGTGTAACAGGATTTAGTACACAAACTACATATCCACTCACTCGTGGAGTAGCATTAACATTTGCAAGTCAGGGTTCAACTACTTATCCAAGAATATATGGAAGTGACTTTGTAACTGGTACTAGAGATAGTGGTGTAGGCGTTTCCACTACAGTACAGTTTAAAAATTATTGCAATGCAGTCGGATTTGGAAGTAGTGTAACAGGAAAATATAAAACAGTTGATGATTATCTAGTAGTTTACTCTGCAAATTCTACTGGTAATTCATTTGTAACTTATTTGCAATCATTACCTGATGGATCTCATCATTATGTAAATTTTGATACTGGTGTTGCATCTATATGGTCTTCTAAGTATGTTTTAAAGAATTCTTCAGTATTAACTTCATTTACTCAATTAACTGAACAATATACATACGCAACATTTAATATTGGGGGGCAATTAGGATTAGTATTCAAATTACCTGATTATGTTGGAGAGTCTACAAACGGTGATTTAGGAAATATTAATCTTAATACTACACCATATAAGTTCCAAGAAATTACTTTAAGACCACCAAATCTTAGATTCTTCCCAGGACTTACAGGTCTTGGAACCGTCTATGTTGTAAATGGATTTAGTCCACAAGAGTCTTATCCATGGTTACCTGAGCCTGGAGTTGGTAGATCTTGGAGTTTCTCTAGAACATCATACCTTGGAAATGGAACACTATTTGGTCTATCTGGAGCTGTAGAATCATTTGGTGCAAATCCATTAGAAAATACTCAACTATTCACTGTATCTGGAATTTCTTCTACTGCAGAAATCCAAGTATATGGAATCAATCCAGGAAATCATTTATATCCTCGTCCACTGGATGTAAGTAGTGGAATCATCACCGTAAGAAACACTGCACTAGTTCATCCATTTGTAGATTATACACCTCATTATGGTATTGAGAAAAATATTGGTGTTGGAACCACTGGTGTTAAACTTAGTGGAACCGCAACTTATAAGGATACTGATTCTTATGTTGGAGTTGGTACTTTCAGTTCTCTTAGTGGTGCTGCAGAGTCCATTACTAAAGTATATGATCTTTATGATTCTATAATTGTTGATCTTCAGGATTGGGGATCAATCACTCAGTTACCCCCATATAATGGATTTGATGATTGGGGTCTACTCAGCATTCTTTATGATGGTACTGAAGTTTGGGGTCCAATCACTGGTTATGGATCTAGCACTACTATTCCATTTGGATTGTTTACAGTTAGTGGAAGAGCCATACTATCCTTTGATAAGGGTCCATATACAGCTGATAGACCAATCTATACTCTTAGTGGAATTGCTTCTACAAGAGAAATTGCTGTTTATGGGTACTATGGTGATGATAGGAACCCAGGAACAAGTGGTGTTATTACATTATCAGCAAATCTTGTACATCCAAATATTGATTATACACCACATTATGGTATTGAAGAAAATATTGGTATTGGAACTACAGGAATTCAGATTACTGGAATTTCAACTGCCGTAGAAAGATTAATAGTCAATCCACCAGAGAATACCCAACTCTTTAGTTTCTCTGGAAGTTACAGTGATCTTCAGTTTAGTGCTAACACACCAGAAAATACTCAACTCTTTACTATTAGTGGATCTTTAGTAGAGAAGGATGTTGATTCTTATGTAGGAGTAGGCACCTTAACAATCTCTGGAACAGCTCTAGAGGCTTATTCGGCACAAACTCCGGAAAATACTCAACTCTTTACTATTTCTGGACAAACCCTGGAGTCATATTCAGCTCAGACTCCGGAAAATACTCAACTCTTTACTATCTCTGGAGAACTTGTACATCCAAATATTGATTTCACACCTCATTATGGTATTGAAAAGAATATTGGTATTGGAACTACCGGTATTCAGATTAGAATTGGAGTTGGATACGAGCCAGATAGTGAAGGCAATCCTCGTGATGCAAGAACATATTCAAATAGATATCCAATTAATGATAAGGTTCCTGGAACAGGAATTGGTACTATTACCTTTGATCAGATAAGAGATCTTGCGAAGTATAGTCCATTAACTCCATATAAGGGAAGTGGTCTATTTGATATAGTTACAGGATTTAGTCCACAGGAGTCTTATCCATGGTTACCAGGTCCTGGAGTTGGTAGATCTTGGAGCTTTACACAAGCAACTCATATTGGATCTGGGAATATTTCAATTGCAGGAATTGCTTCCACAAGAGAAATTGCTGTTTATGGTTATTATGGAGATGATCGTGATCCAGGAACATCTGGTCAGATTACTATTTCGCAACAGACTGAACCAAGTATTGAAAAAGAAACTGATTCTTATGTAGGACTCGGAACTTATACTTTAAGTGGAACTTCTATAACCACCAGAAGAAGATCTTATCAAGGTTCTGGTCTAATTCCACTTTCAGGAACTGCTTTAGAAGTTTATTCAGCACAAACACCTGAGAATACCCAGCTCTTTAGTTTCTCTGGAACATCTTTAGAAGTTTATTCTGCACAAACTCCAGAGACCGAAGTTCTTTATATTATTAATGGATCCCTTGTCGAAAGAAAGACAAATTCTTACAATGGTTCTGGGTCAATAGTTGCGACTGGATCTGCAACAACTAGAGTAATTCCCAACTATCCTGCAAGAGGATCCTTTAGATTTGTAAGACATACTGTAGATAATGTCTATGATACTTGTGATAGTCAAGAGTTAACATGTGATAATCAAGATTCAGCAAATGTAAGATTTGTTGCGAATCCCGTTGAAAATACCATCCTCTTCAATATTAATGGAATTGCATCTACAAGAGAAATTGCAACATATGCATATAGTGGAATTGGAACTCATGTAATTTCTGGATCTTATCAAAATATCAAGATTATTCATTCTGAATCTGGAATTGGTTCAATATTTATTACACAGATTTCTTCCCAAAGTGAAGGAGAAGTATATATTGGATCTGGAAGTCTGTTTACATTATCTGGTAGATCTGAATCTTATTCTGCACAAACTCCAGAATCTACAATTATTCTTCAAATCTCTGGATCTGCAACAACATCCGTAGAGTTTGAATACTCTACCGTTGGTATCGGACTACTTACACTAAATGGAACTGCAACTACATTAGAGGTTGCTACATTTACTCAAATTGGATCTGGATCTATAACTCTTTCTGGTCAACTTGTTTATCCAGATATTATCTTTATTCCATCTCCAGATGGTTCCGGAACAATTAATATTCTTGGATCTACGAATGATTCTCTTACTAAGGCATACAAAGATACTTCAGGAAGTCTATTTGGATTCTCTTCGGGATTTGAATCATTCTCAAGATCAAATTATATTGGATTTGGAACAATTTATACAGAACAAATTTCCGCTGGATGTACTAATAACCCCTTCCAGATACCAAGAACTTATGTTGTAATCATTTGATTTATTATCTGATAAATATATCAGAAGAAATAGTAATTTTGAGTCGTATAGTACTATGACTAAGCAGGTACAACTAAGAAGGGGAACAACTGCAGAACATGCAATATTTACAGGGGCAGAAGGCGAACTAACTATTGATACCACTTTAGATATTGCGGTAGTCCATGATGGAACTACTGTTGGAGGTCGCCCTCTAGTTGGTGCAGCTGCGACACAGACAATAACAAATAAAACTGGTGTTGGAATTGGAACCAGTTCTTTACAAGATCAAAACGAACTTAGAGTCATAGGTGATGTACGAGTAAAAGGTGATGTTAACTCTAGAAGTCTTACTGTAAGATATGAAGATCCCATTCAGAGATCCGGTATCTTAACAGGAACTTCTTCAAATAAAATAATTGGCGTAGCGACTAATAATATTAGAGTTGGATATGCTGTAAGTGGTACATATATTGGTTCAGGTGTATCTGTAACTTCATTAGGAATAGGTACAGTATATCTTGCAATAGGAACAAATACTACTAATGTAACAAATGATTTTAGTGGAGTATCAACTGGTAATTTTCTAACAAGTAATGGAACTACAATTATTGGAGTTAATACTGCTTTAGTTTCTGTAGGATATGGTGTAAGTGGAACAGGAGTTTTGTCCAATACAACTGTAACTGGTATTTCTAGTCTTAATGGTGGTTTGGTAACTATTTCCCAAGCTTCTACGGGAACTCTTGGTATTACAACAAGAACTGGTACTTCATCTGGTATTGGTACAACATCAATTACTAGCATAACAACAACATCTCTTGCACTTGGAGATTATGTTGATTATCCTGGATCGGCGGGCGTTGCAACTATTACTTCAATTGGAGTCAACCAAATTAATGTTTCTGTAGGTCTAGGTACATCTGGAAGTACATCATTTACTTTCTCAAGAGTTGTAAATTTTGCATTCATTAATCTTGGATTTACAACTGATTTTGCTTTTGTTGATCCTTACATGGGCCAAGCAAATATTGATGTTCTTAATGTAAATAATGCCACCATCCAACAATTAAATCTAACACAATTGAATGGTGGAGATTTAAATCTTAATTCCACAAATACAAATATAGCTAAAATTAACAGTGGTATTATTACAACTGCTTATATTGATGCCGGTAATATTAATGTAGGTATTGCAACGACAATGATCGTTGATAATAATTACATGAATGTTGGCATTGCAACAACTATGGTTGTAACTGCGGCTAATTTAGATTTAGCGTATGTTAATGTTGGTATTGGAACTACAGTTGGTATTCAGAGCGCAAGACTGGATAATGCGTATATTTCTGTTGGTATTGGAACAACTGTTGGCATTCAAAGTGCAAGATTGGATAATGCTTATACTTCTGTTGGTTTAGCTACATACTTCAATGTAACTGGATTTACTACAATTGCAAATTATGTTAATGGTGTCTATGATCCAAATAGTAATGTTACTATTGGTGTAGGAAAACCATATAATGTTGCAACTGTTGTAGGTACATTAGGGACATCTTATAGTGGAGTTGGAACAAATTTTATAGCGGGAGTTGGAACAGATAGAATTACGGGCATTTCTACTAATAAAATCGTAAGATCTATTCAAGCGACTGGAGTTGCTACTGAGTATAGTACTGGAACTTATGTAAGTGTCGCTTCAACTACTAATGGATCTGGTACTGGTGCAAGATTTAATCTGACTGTTTCTGGTGGAGATATTACAAGTATTAGTGTAGAAAGAGGTGGTTCTGGGTACTTAATTGGAGATAGAATTTACTTAAATGCATCAGCTACTGGAATTGGATTAACTCCTCCAACTCTTGGAATAAGTTCAATTAAAGTTATTACTGTTACCGGAGTTTCTACATTAGGTGTAGGAAACGATATTTCTGGAAATTATGTTCAATATGGTACGGTAATTTCTGGTATAGAAACTGGAGTAGTTCTTTTATCTCAATATACTACAAATACGACAGTAAGTTCTAATCAATCCTTTGTAAGTGGACCAAAGAGTACTATTAATCTTGATGTTACTGGAAATGCGAGAGTTACTGGTATTCTAACAGTTGGTGTCTCTTCAATCACACTTGATGGTGGTACTTCTCAAATTACAGGTGTTGATCAAATAAGATCTAGGGAGTTCAGTGCATCTCAAAGGGTTGTTGTAGATTATCCTATTGTTACAACTTACACTGGTACTCTTGCTTATGCAAGTACAACTATAATCACTGGAGTTGCAACTGCAAATATTCAAGTAGGCTATGCAGTAACAAATGATTATTTACTTCCAGGAACTGCTGTTGCAGCAATTGGAAATAGTTCTATTACTATAACTGGTTTTGCACAGAATGTTGCTCCAACACAAACAACATCCGGTTATATTGAGAGCGTAAACGGAAACAAAATTGCAGGTGTCAATACTTCCAACATATTTGTTGGTTCTGCAGCTACTGGAACTTATATTCCAAATGGAACTACAGTTTCAAGTATTGGAATTGGATCAATAACTCTTTCTGCAAATACAACTTCTCCTGTTGGGGAAAAGGTATATCAGGGTACTTTATCAGCAACAGGCGTAAGTACTATTACTGGTATTGCTACATCAGGAATAGTTGCTGGTGAAAATGTATATGCAGCTAATTATATTTTACCTGGAACTACCGTTGTTTCTGTTGGAAGTAGTTCAATTACTTTATCACAACCACCTTCACAAGTTGGTGTAGTTACACAAACATATGCATTTAGAAAAATTGATACCTATCAATTTGTTTATGCTGCGGGGGCTGTTGTAACAGATGCATTCTATTTTGAAGATGCATACTCTGGTATTAGTACAATTCCTAACTTAAAAGGTAGAAACCTTATATTTAGTGGTATTGGTAGTTTTGATACTGTTATTGCTGATACAACCATTATTACTTCGGGTCTGATTGTAGAAAATATCAATGTTCCTGGAGTTGGTACAATCGGTGTACTTGAAGCCTCAGTTGGAGTTGTTACTGATATAAGTGGTACTAATATTAGTTATAGTGGAATTGGATCTATTGGAAATGTTAAGATCGGTTATGGAAATACGGACTTCCTCGTTACAGGTAATGCAAGAATTACTGGAGTTCTTACCGTAGGACAAGGTAGTGTAACAATTAGTGGTAATAATAACGAAATTGTTGGTGCAAGTAATCTAAATTCTCGTTCTGGTATTGTTACCTTCTTGGAAGGATCTAACTTAAATTATACTGGCGTTTCAACTCTCAATAAAGTAGGACTGTCAACATTATCATTTGTTGGAGTTAATACTCAAACATTACTTCCAAATGATGTTACATTTAAATTATCTCCTGCAGGTATTGCTACTAACTATACTCTAACTCTCCCACCCGATCGTGGTAGAGATGGTATGGTTCTTACCGTTGATACCTTTGGTAATCTTGGATTTGCCACTGCAGGTTTATACGAGAATAGAATTTATGTTTCTGCAGCAAATGGTAGTGATACTTATGACGGTAAGACAAGACCAGTCAAAACTATTAAAAAGGCTGCTCAATTAGCGTCGTTTGAATCATTTGTACTTCCTGGAGGAAGATATCTTGATGCGGCTAATCTATTAACACTTAATAAATCATTCATTCAAGATGAGGTTGTTGGATTTGTAACCGCAACATATCCAGGAATCACCACTTCCGCTGGTTATGCTACCAGTACATGCAGAAGAGATGTTGGATATATTGTTGACGCTCTTGCATATGACCTAACCTATGGTGGTAACTCTAAGTCCGTTGGTGCCGGTGTTTCTTATTGGTTAGGAGTTGGTGGAACAAGTTATGTAGAAGGAGAAAGAATTGAAACCGCTGATGCTTTCTCACACATCGTAGATATTTCTAAGTACATCATCAATAATGTAACGATTGCAGATCCAGGTGGAAGATATGATGATGCTTCTAGATTACTTACTCTAAACAAAAATTACATCGCTGCAGAAGCAGTAGGATATGTAACTGCAATTTATCCAGGATTACTATCTAATCCAACTTATAGTAGGACTAAGTGTATTAGAGATGTTGGATACATTGTTGACGCTCTTGCATATGATGTTAAGTATGGAGGTAACTATAAGTCTGTAGGAGCTGGTGTTTCCTATTGGAGTGGTCTTGGCACAAGTTATGTTACTGGTGAACAAGTAGAAACAGTCGCGGCATTTAGATATATCGCAGGAATTTCTAGTTATATTATTAATAACATAACAGTTCCAGTATCATATCAGGTTGGTGTAGGATCTACCGCACAGGTTAAGGATCTTAGTATTGCTTATGATCCTTTGGCAAATCCTGTTGGATATGCTACTACTGGATGTGCAAATGTTCGTTCAAACATCAATAACCTTGTTGGTATTATTACTACTATTGTTGGCCAAGGTGTAAGTTTTGCTCCAGCAATCAATAGACCAGTTGGTTTATACCAAACAGCATCCTTCCAATCTTATGATCTAACCATTGCTTATGATGAATCGGTTGGACTATTCTACACATCAACTGCTTGTGCTGATGTCCAATCTTCTATTGCAAGTTTAGTTGGAATTATTACCTCAATTGTAGGATTGGGAACCACTGCTGCTCCAACGGTAACCACTCCAACAAGTAAGTCACAACCCGTTGCTATTATTGTAGAGGCTGGAGAATACGAAGAAGATAACCCAATTATTCTTTATGAAGATGTTGCAGTTATTGGTGATAACCTCAGAAACACTATTATTCGTCCTCTAAATGCGGGTAAGGATCTTCTAAGAGTTAGAAATGGTTGTTACCTAACTGGTTTTGCCATGAAGGACTATGCAGATGCTGCAGGTGTTCCTCAGTTTACATTTGATAACGCAGTTGCATTTGACGATCCGGAGGATCCTTATGTATCTAGAGCCGGTTATGCTGTAAAGACTGGTAAATCTGTAATTACAAGATCTCCATATATTCAAAACTGTTCCATTCTATCTTTCTTAGGTGCGAACGGAATGTTAGTTGATGGTTCTAAGGTACTTTCTCCAAACATTCCAATTATTCCAGAAGAAGCAGAATTAGCTCCAGACCAGATTCAACCAGAACAAGGTAAGTCCATGGTTGCTGCGGCCTTTACCATGGTATCCTTTGGTGGTATTGGTTGGCGTGTTATTAACGATGGTTATTCTCAGGTTGTTTCTTGTTTCCAAATCTTCTGCCGTTATGGATCTCTTGCACAGTCTGGTGGATATCTATCAATTACAAACTCTGCAACTAACTTTGGATACTATGCACTTAGAGCTACTGGATTTAATGCAAATTCATTTGTGTTTGACCGTGGTAGAGTTGCTGCTACTGGTACTGCTGGTGGATATCAGACACTTGTAGCAATTGGTGTTGGTAGAAGTGAACAGGACCTTTATGTTACAAGATTCTTTAATGATTCATTCTCAGATCAAACAGCAAACTTCAAACCACTCGTAGTAACAAAAGAGTTTAATGCGGCAACAGATGTTGACATTAATAATAACATATTCAACATTACCGCTCACGGATTTAACAATGCAGATTCGGTAGTATATCTTGGTGACGAAGGTGTAATTCCCCCAAGAGTCATCGGCGGTCTCGTAAACCAAAACCAATATTATATTCAGGTTATTGATACCAATTCCTTTAAGGTATATGAGGACAATAGTTTCACAAGACTAGTAGATCTAACTTCAACAACTACAGGTATCAACACCTTTACTAAGAATAATCAAGAATTCTATGTAAAAGAAATTATCCCTTCAGGAACACACAATCAATATCAGGCTGTTGGTCTTGCATCAACATCTTCAACAATTAGATTTGTATCTGGAAGACAAGTTACTCAAACAGTAACTGGTGGTTCTGCTGTAGGTTTTGCACTAACTTATAATTCTTCAACAAGAGTTGTAATACTTTCTGTTGAGGCTATATCTGGAGTAAGAAAGAACTTTGCTGTAACTGGTGGCGCTAATGGAAATATTTCAGATCACAGTCCAGTTCCAGTTTCAATTGCCGCAACATCAGTAACAGGTATCTCAACTTATTGGACAATTAACTTCAAAGTTGAATCTACAGTAGCTGGAACACAAATTATTGGTATTTCATCTCTACCTGAAACTTATAGAATCCACTTCCACAGACCTTCGATTGTTAACTCGTCTTCTCATACTTGGGAATACTCTGGTTCTGGTATTGACTATAATGCTCTACCACAAAACGGTGGTAAGACAGTTACAAGTTCTCAACAGGTTTCTGAACTTGGTGGCCGCGTTTATACATCAGGTACAAACGAACTTGGAGACTTCTTGATCGGTGATTTCATCACTGCATACAACAGAACTGGTAACATTATCTTCAATAATACTGTAACGATTGGTACTCTTGATTCTATTAGACTGTCACTGTCTGGTGGTATTCAAATTGAAGAATTCTCTGCAGATGTTGGATTAGGTGATAATGAAATTGGCGGTCCACTGAATAAGAGAGTTTCTACCCAATTAGCTGTAAGATCTTTCTTAAGTAATAGACTTGGTTCCTTCATTGATAAAACAGTTTCTACAAATGCTGTTCCATCTGCTGTTGTTCAACTTAACTCCATTGGACAAATTAATGCGGACCTCATTCCACCTAAAGTTGTAAATTACTTTAGAACAATTTATGCTGGAGGAAAGACAAGCCTTGCAAATAGAATTCCAGCGTCAAATATCCAAAGTGGTGACACGGTAGTTGAACCAATCAATGCTTATGTTCTTGTAAGCGATGTTCTCAGTCAGTATATTATTCTTTCAGATTCTGGAACATATAATTTCCAAAACGGAGATACTGTAACAGGTACAGTTTCTCAGGGTGGTGCAATAGGTTTAGTAACAACGCCACCATACACTACAGGCGGTGCCATTGGATATGGAACAACAGGCCTTGTTAAAGGTGTTGGACTTACTCTAAACACCCTTGCCGGGGGAAGTGGGTACAGTGTTGCTGGTATTTACAGTGGTGTTCAGGCATTAAGAACCACTGGTATTGGTACAGGAATGTCACTGAATGTTACCGTTAGTGCTGCAGGAACGGTTTCTGCGGTCGCTATTGAGACTGGTGGTAAGGGATATGCTGTTGGCGATTATGTAACCGTTGCCCCTGCAAATGTCGGTGGTAGAACTGGTGGATCTGACTTTACAATCAGAATCGGAACAGTTGAAACAAGACTCTACTTAAAACTTACAAATAATCAGAAGTTCCTTGGATCAACTTCACTACCAGATTATATCTCCGATAGAAATGCAGTTTCAATTTCAACAAATGTCAGTGTCGCAACAACCGCAACATTTACTGGAACTTCCTATGATGTTGGTGGATCTGTTGACTTTATTAATGATAGAGTTATTGTTGGCGCATCAAATACTATCTTTACTGATGGAGATGCAGTAAGATACTATTCTACAGGTAATGTTGTTGAACCTCTCATTTTACTTGATACTTATTATGTCAAGAGAGTTGGACTTACTTCCGTAGAATTGTATGACTCATATGCACTTTCTTCTAAGGTCAATTTAACAGCTAGTGGTACTGGATCTCATACTTTAACTAGACTTGGAATTAATACCACTACAGATCAAATTTGTTTCGTAAATCACGGATTTACTCAAGGCGATCCAGTTAAGATTACTGTTGGAAACGGAAATGTAACTCCTATTGGAATTACTACCGATGGATTCTACTTTATCGGATCCAGAACAACCAACACATTTACTTTACACCTAACAAGATCTGATGCTTTACTTTCCGCTAATGGTCTTCTCTATAATACGGTAGATATTACTGGTGTAGGAACCGCAGGAATTGTATCATTCACAAAACAAAATATTACATATACTTCTACAGTTAATACTTCATCTACAGATGAAACTAACTGGGCACTACTTGCAACAAGTACCGTAGATGCGGCAAACATCGTAAGTGGTACAGTTTCACCATCTAGACTTGGTAGTGGTAGTGCAAACAGCCAAACATTCTTGAGAGGAGATTCTTCTTATCAAAAGGTTGTAATGTCCGTTGGTATTGGTACGACTCAACCAATTGGCGTAACTGCAACCAGTACAGATTTTGCTCCCAATGGAGTTGGAATTAATACTTATTATGGTAATGTAAGACTTACTTTAAATAGAGTTTATCCATCACTAGATGTATATTCTACACTTGGTATTGCTGCGTTCAAGAACTCTACATTTGGTATTTCTACAACAGGTAGTGGTGAAGTTTACATCAAGACAACCTCTCAGGGTGGTGATGTTGATGCAGCAACCTTTAATGGAAACGCTGCTTCTTATTACTTAGATATCAATAATATTATAGGTAATATTCCTATCACCAGAGGTGGTACTGGATTACAAGCTCTGCCATCTTCAGGTGCGATTCTAATCGGTAATGGTTCTTCTTATAACTTAACTGCAACTCCAACATTTACAGGTTCAATTACATTTGCTGGAATTAGTAATGCGATTGCAATGCCAGCAAATAGTGATATTACATTTACTACGGGCCCAACTTGGACCGGAGAAAAGGCCGCCAAGATTCAGTATTATAATAGTTCTTTATACTTACAGTATACCACCAGTGGTATTTGGAGAAACTCTTCTGGAAGTAATACATTTACTATCGATTCTTCTGGCAATACTACGGTTATTGGAACCCTACAGGGAACTAGATTAATTTCCACAATTGCTACTGGAACTGCACCACTCACAGTAACTTCAACGACTCGTGTTGATAATCTTAATGTTCAGTACCTAAGTGGACTTCCACTGAATACAAGTGGTCGTGCAAATAATGCAAATGAAGTTGTAAGAACTGATGGTAGTGGTTACATTCAGGCTGGTTGGATTAATACCACCTCTGGTGATCTTGGAGTTGGAAATCTTTTAGATCGTGTATATTGTTCAAACGATGGTTATGTAAGATATCTTGGACTTACTGACTTTAAACAACAAATAGGATTAAGTGCTAAGAATTCTTTCCACAGAAGAGGTTCCACTACTGACTCCAACTATTGGGTTGGTTCTATGGGATGGAGTAATACTGCATCCGCAGGCGCTAATGAAACATTCCATGGTGGTTCTGGATTCTTTGATATTTGGTCTGGTACTAACTTCCCATCCGGATTCTCGCATATTCATGGTATTAACATGCTTCACTATACTACCAACAGTTTTGGTAGTACTGGAGGAACTGCATATGGTTGGCAATTAGCTACGCAATATGATAGTGATGCTGGTCCATATTGGAGAAGATGTAATGCAGGCACCTTCACTGGATGGAGAAAGATCTGGCACGATACTAATGATGGTTCTGGATCTGGTCTTGATGCTGACTTACTTGATGGATATAATTCATCTACATCTGCATCTGCAAGTACCGTTGCAGTAAGAGATACTGCTGGTGGAATCTATAATAAGTACTATTATTCTCCAGATCAAGGTGGTAATAGTGGATTATCAAGATCTTCTTATCCTTATGGATTTGGTTTCCAAGAAACTGGCGCATGGTCGGGTACATATCCAGATTTAGTTCTTCAATATCACACTGGACTAACTCTTGCTGCTTATACTGGTTATGATGGGATCAGATTTAAGAGAGATTATAATGATGATACTCTCAACTTCCAGGTTAATGGTAGTTCTAATTATATTTACAAATATGTTTGGGAGTATACTAATACAAATGGTTACTATTCAGATACCAATAGTGCTCACTGGTATCCAAATAATGCTTCCAGTTATGGATCTTGGAGACAAGATGGTTCTAGAAATGGTTGGTATGGCACAGCATATAACGCTACAAATACACCAAACTTAATGTTTGATAATGCTGGTAATGGTCGTGGTGGTATTTATTGGGAAGGTGGTGGAAGATGGGCATTATTCTATGATCATAGTAATAATTCTCTTGGTATTTGTGCTTCTACAACTTCTTCTTCTTATCAATTATATGTTTCTGGTAATGCTTATGCGACTGGAACAATCACTGCTGCATCTGACGCAAGGAAGAAGACTGAAATTGAAACCGTCACTAATGCACTTGATAAGGTCAATCAACTTCGCGGTGTAACATATAAGAGAATTGATCTTAAAGAAGATTCTCCTCGTTACGATAAAGTTGAACTTGGTGTAATTGCTCAAGAAGTTGAACCAATTGTTCCAGAAGTTGTTAGTTATGCGCCTGATGTCGATGAATATGCAGTTGCATATGGAAACTTTGCCGGATTGTTTATTGAAGCGATCAAGGAACAAACCCAGATTATAAATAGTTTGAAGGCAGAAATTGAACAACTTAAGAATAAATTAGGAGAATAATATGGCACTAATCAGAGACTTTGAACTTCCAAATACCGGAGTCACCGTTAGTAATGCATATCATTTAATTGTGAATGTGGCTACAGAAAAAAGACTTGTGGATGTACCAGTTCCACCAGATTCAAATCATCCAACAGGGCTTACTGATGGTGGACATAGTGGAGATCCAGTATATTGGAAAGCTGGTTATGTTGCTAGAATTGCTTTAGAAGTTTATGCTTCTAAAGAAGCTAGAGACGAAGGAAAAACTCCAATTGGGGCAATTGGAGTAAATCCAACTGATGTTATGCATCCCGATTTAAAAACAGTAACTACTCCTGGAAAAGATTTTAAAGTAATGTTCTTTGTTGATCCAGAAAGTCCTGATAGTTTACTAACACAAGCATATAATCATCTAAAAACTACTGAATATTATAAAGATGCTGAGGAGGTTTGAAAATGTCAATTACATATTCATATCCTAAACTTACTGAGGGACAAAAAACAGTTGTAGTTAGATTTGCAAATGATGATGGTCTTGAACTTACTAAAGTTGTAAATATTCCTTATAATTCTGATGGATCTTTAAACGAAAGTTATTTTCAAGAAATTCTTGAAGGTCAACTCAGAAGTGTTGAATATAAAGTAAGTGTTGGATCACTTGAGTTTGGTGAACCTGAACCAGAAAATACTTATGTTCCTCCAATGTGAGAAGAACATATTTATTTTGAAGAATAGTATAAATAACTAATAGATAGGAGGTTCAAGTATGGCAATTACTATTGGTCAAGGTGGTAACGGAGTAATTATGTCAAGTGATGCTACTATTACTAGTAATACGACTTTAACCACCAGTCAAAATTGGGCTAGTATTGGACCAATCACGATTAATAGTGGCGTCACGGTTACCGTGAACTCTGGTGCTTATTGGACTATAATTTGAGGTATTATAAATGAGTACTTTATATACTAATAATATTATTAGTCCTGAGTCTAGCACTCCAATATTACAGTCCACTGGTAATATTGTTCAATGTAGTAGAGTCAGATATGACTCTAGAACTACTTGGTCATCCAATCCTACTGGAAATGGTACAGAAATAACGGGACTTAGATTAACTATTTCTCCTAGACATAGTGGAAATTTATTATTATGTCAATGGGTACTTTCTGGAGAATTAGCTCATGATAATGTATTTCTGGTTTTTAGAGATGGTGGACTAATTACTACAGGTGGAGAACAGGGATATAATAACGAAGTTGGCAACGCAAGATGGTCTGGATTTATTTCCTCTACATACGACTCCGCTAATGACCAAAATTCCACCCCCCACCATTGGTATATTCAATATTTTTGTAATGCAGATTCAACAGCTTCAAGATTTTATTCTCCAGCTGTAAGAAAATCAGATGGAGGTTCTGATACTCTTCATTTAAATAGAACTTATGGTTCTGGTGGGCAGGATGGTTTTGAAATAACCGTGAGTACTGGCGTAATTTACGAAATTACCAGATAAGGAGAAAAACAATGAGTTTCGTTTACGCAGATAGAATTACAGATACTAGTGGAAACATAACTGTTCCTCCATATGGTGGGGTAATTAATACCAGTACGATGCGTTATGATGGTCGTCCTGGATATTGGACAAGAGGTTGGATTCAATATGATAATAATGGTACATTATTTGCGTTAAGATTGACGGCAAGTAATGTACAACATCCAAATAATATTCTTGTTGCTTCTTGGCAACTAACTATGGAAACTGACAATAATACTGTCTTTAGAATTTTAAAAAATGGTTCTTGGGAAGATAATAGTTTTGGTACAAGTTCTTCAATGGCACCTTCAGATGAATGGTATTGGAAAGGGCTTTTGTGTGCTTATCATGATGGAGACAATGCTTCAACTCCATCAAATTATCAACTTTTATACATGGGAAGAGCTGGAACTACAGGAAATATAAATTTAGATATTGTTGCAATGAACTCCGCTGATAGTAATTATAACCTTTATATTAATAGAACTTGGAATAGTGGCGGACAGGATAGTTATGAAGTTGGAGTATGCACTGGTGTTGTTTTTGAAATTTCACACGAACAAGGAGGAATAGAAAGATGAGTACCCAACTTAGAGTTAATGATATTTACAATCTTGCTGGAAAAAGACTTTCCGCTTCTGGCGTTGGGAATGTAGTTTCTTCCGATTTTACACAAACTTGTGAGCCATATCTAGTTTATACTAGAAATAGTGGTAATGGTACAAGATTTAATGCATTATCTCTTTCAGTAACACCAAAAAAATCTACTAATATTTTAGTAATGCAATGGGTTTTGACTGGAGAAGTTAGTTGGGATGAAGTCCTTCTTCTACACAGAAATGACTCCTTGATCACTGATGCTGGTCAACAAGGATATAATAACGAAGTTGGCAACGCAAGATGGTCTGGACTTATTGGAGGTTGGTATGATAGGGATAATTCATCAACCCCACAGTCATTCAAATTAACTTATCATTGTGTAGCTAATACCACAAGTCCACTATACTTCACTCCCGCTGTTAGATCTTCACAAAGTTCTGAAAACTGGTGGAGACTTAATAGAACATGGAACAGTAATGGACAAAATGCTTACGAAAGAACTTGTTCATTGGGATACCTATTTGAAATAGGAACCTGATTCATAAATAAATAAAACAAAAGATCAATTACTTCCGATGACAAAATTTAATTTTAGAGATAATTTTAAAAGATTTCCAGAATATGCAGATGCAATCGTTGCACTAAGACCTGGTGCTGGATTTGGAATTAATATGAATGAGTATACATCATTATATTGGGATCCAAGTAATGAAGGACAACCTCCTACTGAGGATGAAATTAAAGAAAAGTTAAAAGAATTAATTGCTGAATGGGAATTAAATGAATATAGAAGACAGAGATATTTACAATTTGCTTCAGTAGAAGAACAATTAGCTTTACTTTGGGATGATCTTCATCTCGGTAATATTCCAGGAAAAGAAACATCTCTTTGGTATACTCATGTTAAAGAGATAAAAGAACAATTCCCAAAACCAGAACAAGAATAATTAAATTATAAATTATGATAAATCATGTTGTTATTGAAAATTGGTATAAAGATCCAGATGAAATACGAAATTTTGCTTTAAAAAAATTTGAAAACAATAAAAGTTTTGGTGAAAGTAAAGTAAATGATGATGGATATGGAGCATATCCTGGATATCGTTGCAAGTCTGATATAAAAAATCTACTAGAAAATAGAGATAGAATAGAAAAAAACTCTGGAATGAAAATAGATCCAAAAAGATGGATTTTCATGAATGTTTGTGATTTCCAATCTGATTTGGATATGTTAGAATTTGATATGAATACAATGTCAATGAAAATTAAAGATTCTGATGTTGTTTTAAATATGACCGAATCTTTATCTAATGGATGTTTTCAATATTGTGATAAAAATTCAACGATGTGGATTCATCCTGATCATGGGAATACTTATGCTGCAGTAGTATATCTGACTCCCAATCCACCAGAAGGAACTGGAACAGGGTTCTTTAAAAATAAAAAAACATCACAAGAATATCAAGAAAATTCAGAATTTGTTTTACCGAAAGAAGAATGTACAAACTTAGACAACTGGGAAATGGTTGATTATGTTGAAAATGTTTATAATAGATGTGTAATTTTTAACGCAAAAAGATTCCATTCAGCTACAAAATATTTTGGCACAACTCCAGAAGATTCAAGACTTTTTCAAGTATTCTTTTTTAATCAACTTAAAAATATAAATTAATTTTTTAACATTTATTATGAACATAGCTGAAATTTTTCCAACTCCTATATTTGTAGATAATTACACCGAAAAAGAAACCATAAAAAATTTGATTTTAAAGGAAATAAAAAAACAAAAACCAGAACCTCATTTGTGTTCTCCACAACTACTTCATTATGGAAACACATCAGATGGTTCTATTTTTAGAAAAAAAGAGTTCAAATCATTTAAACAATGGTGTGAAAAATCCTGCGAAAAATTTATTACTGAAGTACTTGGATATAAATTGGAAGATGGAGTATTTGTAACGGATAGTTGGATCAATGTTTGTAATAAGGATGGATTCCAACAACCGCATTTTCACACCAATTCTTTTATTTCTGGAACATATTATGTAAATTTTGATAAGGATCTAGGGCATTCCCCATTGACATTTCAATCACCCAGTTCTGCAAATTACATATCAAAGTCTTCAATAAGTTTAGAAAAAATTGTTCCAACTCCATATACAACAGATTCTAATTGTTATCCACAGAACGGTGATTTAGTCCTTTGGCAATCACACTTACTTCATGGACATTTTGGTAATGAAGCTGATGATAGAATATCGGTTTCTATGAATTTTATGCCAAAAGTAATCAGTACTGGTCAGTATGGATTTAGAGTTTCTCCTTACTAAATTATAAATACCTCTAGGAAACTAGGGGTATTTTTTTATGGCGCAACCATCTAGTAGAGCGGAGTTGAAAGATTACTGCCTCAAACAACTAGGAAAGCCAGTTTTAGAAATAAATGTAGATGACGATCAAATTGATAACTTAATTGATGATGCAATTCAATATTATCATGAGCGTCATTTTGATGGAATTGATCGTGTATTTTTAAAACATAAACTCACTCCTGCAACTAAAACAACCTTAGCTCAACCAGGTCCAGTAGGTTCTGCAACTACATCTTCCCCAGAAGTTGTCGGAGCCGGATTAACTTCTCTTACTTATGTTGAAGGGGTTAATTATCTCCCACTTCCAGATAGTATTATTGGCGTAAATAATATCCTCAAAATTAATTCCAGTACTATATCAGACGGTCTTTTCAATATTAAATATCAGTTGTTTTTAAATGATGTTTATTATTATGGTGCATTAGATCTCTTGAATTATGCAATGGTCAAAAGATATCTTGAAGATTTGGATTTTCTCCTAAATCCTCATGCACAAATCAGATTTAATAAGAAGAATCATAAACTATATCTTGATATTGATTGGTCTCAGGTTGGGGAAAATGAATATGTAATTATCGATTGTTATAGGATCGTGGATCCTTCAGATGCACCAAAACTCTACAACGATTGGTGGTTGAAGAAATACCTCACAGCTTTAATTAAAAAACAGTGGGGACAGAATATGATTAAGTTTAATGGTGTACTTCTTCCAGGTGGAGTTCAACTGAATGGGAGACAGATTTATGATGATGGTGTTGCCGAAGTAGAAAAGTTAGAACAACAACTTAAGGATGAGTACGAATTACCACCACTGGATCTCATAGGTTGATATGTCACCACTTAATTCTTATTTTCTTCAAGGATCTCCGAGTGAGCAAAGACTTATTCAAGATCTAATCAACGAACAACTTAAAATGTATGGACAGGATGTTCTATACATGCCTAGGAGGATTATTGGGGAAAATACGGTCATTAAAGAAGTCACCGCATCAAAGTTTGATGATAGTTTTCGTATTGAAGCCTATCTAATGAACTTTGAGGGATTTAGTGGTAATGGAGATCTTCTTACAAAGTTTGGTGTCAGAAGTAATGATGAAATCAATCTTGTGATTTCAAAGGAAAGATATGACGATTTTATTTCACCTTTATTAAAATTATGGCCAGAAGATGAAAGAAAAGTTGCATATAGACCACAAGAGGGAGATTTAATTTGGTTTCCTCTAGATGAGTCACTATTTGAAATTAAGTATGTTGAAGGTAAAAAACCATTCTATCAACTCAACAATCTCTATGTTTATGAATTAAGATGTGAAAGATTTGAATATGAAGATGAGATTATTGATGTTCCTGAGGTTGATCCTACTGGCATAGAGATCAATGAATCCATTAAAGATCTTGGAAATGTTTATACTATTCAAATGGTTGGAACAGGTGCCACTTCAGCCGTAGCAACTGTTGGATTTGCAACAACTGATCCAAATTCCAAATCAGTCCAGTATGTTGATCTTATCAATGATGGATTTGGATATTCTTTCCCACCTACAGTTTCCATATCTACTGCACCGTCTGGTGGTCTAACAGCAACTGCGGTTGCAATCATGACTAGTAGATCTACAAATCAAAAACTTGCAATTGATAGAATCCTCATTACAAATCCTGGATTTGGATATACTGAACCTCCAACAGTTACTATTTCTGGTGGTGGAGGAAGTGGTGGAATTGCAACTGCAGTAATTAATACAAGAGTTCTAGGAGTCATTGGAATTTCTTCTGGTGGTGTTGGATACACTACAACTCCTCAAGTTACAATCCAAAGAACCTTTATCCCAACAAGTACAGGCATTTCCTCTAATATTAGAAATGCACAAGCTGAGGCAATTCTAAATTCTAATGGAGTAGTGGTTGCAATTCGTTATTCAAATGCTGGTGCTGGATATACATTTACTCCAACAATATCCTTCACAGATCCTACCGCAACTACATTTGGAGATTATGATTATAATGAAGTTGTTACTGGTTCTAGAACTGGTACAACTGGATATGTTAAGAGTTGGGATTATGTCAATAGAGTTCTTAAACTGTCAGTTGTTGATGGAACTTTTGCACGAGGAGAGGCTATAGTTGGTGCAGCTGCAAGTTATAAGGTTTCAAGTGTTCAAACAAATGAATTCTTAGACCTATATGCAGAAAATCTTGAAATTGAATTAGCTGCTGATCAAATTCTTGATTTTAGTCAAAAGAACCCATTTGGTGAATACTAAATAATTATTACTCTTCATAAAACTTGTAATGATCTCAAATTATTTTTACCACGAAATATTGAGAAAGACCATAGTGGCTTTCGGTACTCTTTTTAATAATATTCAAATCAAGCATAAAGATAATGCAGGAGATGATTTCAGTATTATTACAGTTCCAATTGCTTATGGTCCTGTTCAAAAATTCTTAGCAAGAATCGAGCAAGTTCCAGATTTAAAAAAGAGAGTTGCAATCACCCTTCCTAGAATGTCTTTTGAAATGACTGGGATTTCTTATGATTCTGGTAGAAAATCTTCTACTATGCAAACTTTTAAAGCTTTAGATCAGGCAAACAATGAACTAACAAAAGTTTTTATGCCTGTTCCATATAATGTTAATTTTAGACTTTCAATAATGTCTAAACTGAATGAGGATGCTTTGCAAGTTGTAGAACAAATATTACCTTATTTTCAACCACATTTTAATTTAACTGTAGACTTGGTTTCTAGTATTGGTGAAAAAAGAGATATTCCAATGATTCTTGAAAGAATTTCAATGGATGATCAATATGAAGGTGACTTTACGACAAGAAGAGTTTTGGTGTACACACTAGATTTCGTTGCTAAGACTTATCTATTCGGACCAGTTGGAACACCAAATGATGCATTGATCAAACAGGTTCAAGTTGATTATTATACCAATACAAATAGAGTTAATGCATCTAGACAATTAAGATATGTTGCAGAAGCTAGGGCATTAAAAGATTATAATAACGATGAAACTACTCAAATTACTGAAGATATCTCTGAAGATATAACTCAATTTGATGTTGTCGATGGATCAGTTTTACTTGAAAAAACATATATTATGATTGATTCCGAATCTATGTTTATTCGTAAGATTTCTGGAAATACTCTGACCGTAACTAGAGGTCAAGATAATACTCCTATTACATCACATACAGCAGGAACTGCACTCAATGTAATTAATGATGCTGACGATGAATTAATTGATCTTGATGATGACTTTGGATTTAGTGAATCTCGTTATGAATTTGGAGATGGTAAAGTTTATAGTACTACTAAAGGAATTGATCTATGAGTTTTGAAGATATTGATAAAGCTTTGAATATTGAAACAACCCCAATTAAATCTGAAATTGTTAAAAGTGAACCTACTGCGATTAAACCTGCAGAATCTCTAGATCAAATTCAAAAAGATTATGAATATTCTAGAGGTCAACTCTACTCCATTATTGAAAAGGGTCAAGAGGCAATTAATGGAATCCTAGAACTTGCACAAGAATCTGATTCTCCAAGAGCTTATGAGGTTGCTGGACAACTGATTAAAAATGTTGGAGATGTTACAGACAAACTCCTGGATCTTCAAAAGAAAATGAAAGATATTAATCAGGAACAAAAAGGATCTGCACCAACCAATGTCACCAATAATGCGGTATTTTTAGGATCTACTGCAGAACTTCAAAAGTTCTTAAAGAGTTCAATGAATCAAGATCTATCTAAATAAAAATAGGAAACTTATAAAAATAAATGGATAAACTCACCTTTAAAGAGTGGTCTATTCTTTCAGACCTACAAACAATTGCACCTCTTGGAGAGGACTTTGAGTTTTCCATGGCTCGTGGAGAACTTAAAACTGCAAAGTCGGCCATTAGTAGATTGATGAAGCACCTAAATGGTGAAGGTGATTTAGAAGCATGGGTTCAATCAAAAATTACTAAGGCTGCAGAGTATCTTGATACAGTAGCTGACCACATGGATGGTGGTGAAGATGATACTAAAAGATTTTCAAAAAAAGAAGTAAAAGAAGGTTTCAAAGGCCATAAGTCGGTAGAAGAAATATCAAAAAAGCATAAAGTATCCCCATCATTAATCCAAAAACAACTTGAGATGGGGATGAAAGTTGAACATGAACATACTACAGATAATGATGAGGCAATGGATATTGCATTGCAGCATTTAGATGAAATTCCAAATTACTACTCCAAACTTAAAAAGATGGAGAAAGTAAAGGAAGATTGGTCAGAAAAATATAAGAAGTCCATTGATTGTGATAATCCAAAAGGATTTTCTCAGAGAGCTCATTGTCAAGGTCGTAAAAAAAGAATGAAAGAATCTGTTGAGATTCTAGATGCTGATGGAAATCTTTTTGCAACTATTATTGACATCATCAAGGGTAGCGATTATAAATTTAAAAGTTTTACTCAACCAGTATCAGAAAAATGTTGGGATGGATACAAACAAGTAGGAATGAAAAAGAAAGGTGAAAAGGTAGTTCCTAATTGTGTGAAGGAGGATTCTATTGATGAAAACAAGAGTGGTGATAGTTCTTTGCATGACTGGTTTACTAAGAGTCGCTCTTCTGATGGCACCCCTGGTTGGGTTCAATTGGGTGGTAAACACGCAGGAGAACCCTGTGCAAAACAACCAGGACAAACAACCAAACCAAAGTGTGGTTCAAGTAAAATGAAAGCAGACCTCTCCGATAAGGAAGAGGAGAGTGCATTCCGTCGTAAGAATCAGGAAGATCCAAATCCCGATAGAAAGGGTAAAGCAAAGATGGTTGCGACTGAAGAAAATACTCCCATTTTCCCCATTAAAGAACCTGGTGTAAAAAGAAGTAGTGAATCACATCCACGACATAATATTGGATTTCCACATGGAACGGCAATAAAATATGCTACTCTACTTAGAAAAAGAAAAGAAAAACCCGCAAAAGAATATGAAAAAAAAGGTGAAAAGAAAAAAAAAGTTGATGCTGCACAAAAACATTTAGATAGAATTTATAAGGTATTTGAGGAAAAAAAATCTGATTCAAAAGATGCATGTTATTCAAAGGTAAAATCTCGTTATAAAGTTTGGCCATCCGCATATGCATCTGGAGCTCTAGTTAAGTGTCGTAAAGTTGGTGCAAAGAACTGGGGCACTAAATCTGAAAACATGAGTTATAGTGATACTGATGATTTAGACAATAAAGATAGAATAGCAGTTCGTGATACACATCTCCATTCACATAAAGATTCGATCAGATATTGTCCTATGTGTCAAAGGAATGAAAAGGCGGCAGAATGTAAATATGGAGAAAAATATTGGAAAATGTTTTCTACATTGACACAATTCCATCCAAAAGAGTTTAGTATTGCAAAAGTACATCCAGCAAATGAAGATGTAAGTTTTGAAATCGGTGCAGGACACAGACAAGCACAAAGACAAGCAAAGATCAGAAATCTTGCAACAGGAACAACAAATAAAGGTGAAAAGGATGCAGCAATGAGAAAACTTTCTGGACCATCTTTACCTCTTGCGGATTCTGTAATTAATCCAGGACAAATTACGAACGAGGACTATCAACGGATACAATCTACTGGTAATGTTTATACTATACTCTTCTCATGGAGAGGTAGACCAATGATGAATCTTCAACTCTTCTTCCCAAATATGAAGAGACCCTCTAAAGATGAAGTAAAAACGGAAATTGAGAAGTTCTATCCAGGCGCAGTTATAATGCAGTGGTATCCAAGTCCTACTGATCCATCTAAACCAATTGTAGTTATTCAAGGTAAATGAAATGTCAATTGATCCTGACGATATTAAATTAACTGATATCAATAAAATGCTCGTTTATGAACAACAGGCAAGAATTATAGATAAATTAGATGGAGAAGAGGCAAGGCAATTTGCAAAAGCTTATTGCAAACTATTTCTACAACAACAGGAAGCGGTAGCAAATTTAGCAAAATTATAATTTTATAATATGAGTGATCAGGTATATCTTGGTAATCCCAATCTTAAGAAGGCTAATGTAGCCGTAGAATTTACACAGGAACAAATTCTTGAATTTGTCAGATGCAAGAATGATCCTGTGTATTTTGCTAAAAATTACATCAAGATTGTTTCACTGGATTATGGTGAGATACCATTTAAGATGTATCCTTTTCAGGAGAAGTTGATCAATAATTTCCATAATAACCGATTCAATATTTGTAGAATGCCTCGTCAGACAGGTAAATCTACAACTTGTGTTTCATATTTGTTACATTATGCGGTATTCAATGATAATGTCAACATAGCTATTCTAGCCAACAAGGCATCCACTGCACAGGATCTACTCAGTAGATTACAATTTGCATATGAGAAACTGCCAAAGTGGATGCAACAAGGTATTGTATCATGGAATAAAAGATCGTTAGAACTAGAAAATGGTTCCAAAATTATCGCAGCGTCTACTTCTGCATCTGCTGTCCGAGGCGGATCATATAATGTCATCTTTTTGGACGAATTCGCGTTCATCCCAAATCACATTGCTGATGAATTCTTTGCCTCTGTTTATCCTACTATTTCGTCAGGCCAAAGCACAAAAGTCTTGATTGTTTCTACCCCAAAGGGTATGAATCACTTCTATCGTATCTGGCACGATGCGGAAAGAGGTAAAAATGAATACATACCCACTGATGTTCATTGGTCTGAGGTTCCTGGTAGAGATGAGAAGTGGAAAGCCCAGACCATTGCAAACACATCTGAACAGCAGTTCAAGGTTGAGTTTGAGTGCGAATTCTTAGGATCTGTTGATACTCTTGTATCTGCAGCAAAACTCAGATCCTTAGTCTATGATGATCCGATTAAATCCAATGCAGGTTTAGACATCTATGAAGAACCTCAAAAGGATCATAATTATGTTTTAACGGTAGATGTAGCTCGTGGTGTAGAAAAAGACTATTCAGCATTTACTATTTGCGATACAACAGCATTTCCATATCGTCTTGTAGCAAAATACAGAGACAATCAAATCAAACCGATGTTGTTTCCTAGTATCATCAAAGATCTTGCAGTTGCTTATAATAAAGCATACATTCTTGTGGAAGTTAACGATATTGGAGAACAAGTTGGTCAGATTCTCCATATGGATTTGGAGTACGATAATGTCTTAATGTGTACGATGAGAGGTCGTGCAGGACAACTAGTTGGTCAGGGATTTTCTGGAAAGAAATCTCAGATGGGAGTTAAGATGTCCAAAAATGTCAAAAAGATTGGATGCATGAATCTTAAGACATTAATCGAAGGTGATAAACTCATCATTAAGGATTATGATACTATTAGTGAACTAACAACCTTTATTCAAAAGTCAAATTCTTTTGAAGCGGAAGATGGTTGTAATGATGACCTTGCAATGTGTCTGGTAATTTTTGCGTGGTTAATTGCACAACCATATTTTAAAGAAATGACGGACAATGATGTCCGTAAAAGATTATATGAAGAACAGAAGAATCAAATTGAACAGGACATGGCTCCATTTGGTTTTATTTCTGATGGTTTAGATGGTGGTGAAAGTTTTGTAGATGGAGATGGAGATCGTTGGCATATTGATGAATATGGCGATAGATCATTTATGTGGGATTATAGATAATGGACTTTGATGATCAGTTTGAATTAGAACACTTATTTCTTACTGAAAGGAAATGTAGGGTTTGTGGGCAAACTAAAGATCTTATAGATGGATTTTACTTAACCCGTAAAGGTAGAGGTGATATAGCGTCTGCATATTCTTATGAATGTAAGTTATGTACTATTTTTAGAATAAAGAATAGTAGAAAAATAAAAATTACTCATCATAAATGGGAATATCCTGACTGGTAGGTTGTTCATTAGCGATTTCCCCATTATAAAGTAAGCAAATAATAAATATTTGTAGTCAAGTTGAAACTCTTTAGAGGGAAAGACATGTCGCTAAACTTAGTATCACCAGGCATAAAGGTCAGAGAGATTGATCTTACTGTAGGCAGAATAGATGCAGTAAACGAACAAATCGGGGCCTTTGTCGGACCTTTCCAAAAGGGTCCAGTAGATGTTCCCGTTCTTGTCGAAACGGAAAAGGATTTATTAAACACATTTGGTAAACCATTAAACAATGACAATCAGTACGAGTACTGGTTGACTGCATCTTCATATCTTTCATATGGAGGAGTATTAAGAGTAATTAGATCCGACTCTTCTTTATTGAAAAATGCAAACTATCCGGTATCCTCTCCAGTTAGTTTAAAAATCAAAAATCAAGAAGACTATAATAATAACTACGCATCTGCAACAGATTGGATTTTTGCTTCTAAAGATCCAGGATCATGGGCAAATGGATTAAAAGTTTGCACAATCGATAATGCAGCAGATCAAAGAGTTGCTATCGGTACTTATGGTATTTCTGCTGGATATGCAATAACTTGCGGAATTTCGACCAGTTATGCATCTGCTTCTGGCACTGTAGAAACTTTTAATGGATTTGTTAAGGGAATAGTAACTAAAGTCAATAAAAATAATATCGATGTTAAAATTGTTAGTTTGCATAATATAGATACCGGAGTATCTACTGAGGCATCTTATAGTTCTTCTGGATTAGGAAGAATTCTTGGAGGATCTTTCCAGTATTGGCAAATTTTTGATAATGTTGGTACTGCTACATCACTGGAGAAGTTTAGACTCGATAACAATGCTACTGTGGGAGTAGGATCAACTGTGGTTACTGTCCCAACAGAATTGACTAGTATTGTTCAAGCGAATAGTTTGATTTCTGTTGGAGATTTAATCCAAACTCTAAATGGAGCTTTATCTGCAAGAGTTACTGGAATTAGTACGGGTCAAATTTTACTGGATAGTACTTCTCCAATTTCTTTTGCATCAACAACATTGGTTGTTAGATATACAAGAAATGTTTTAGATCAGACAACAAATAAAGGTGAAGGTCTTTTCACAAAAGCAGACAACACTGCTATTGATTGGTATGAGCAACAGACTTTGGGATTAACAAATAATGTAATTTATTGGAAATCAATTGCACCAAAACCAGGAACATCTCAGTATGCTAAAGAAAGAGGTGGAAAAAATGATGAGATTCATGTTGTCGTTGTTGATGATACTGGATCCGTAACTGGAGTTTCTGGAAATATTCTAGAAAAATATACAAATTTAAGTAAGGGATTTGATGCAAAGATTTCTCCATCGGAAAACATTTATTATAAAAACTACTTAGCAAATACTTCTGCTTATGTGTTTGCTGGAACTAGCGATGCTCTATCTGGAAATAGTTTCACTACTCTTACTGGATATACTCAGACTAGTGGTGGCACTATTGCTTGGGGACAAAATTGCACGGGTGTAAATTTTGGTTCCTCGGGAAATAAATCTTATACTTTAAGCGGTGGATATGACTATTCTTCAGGATCTGGAGGAATGTCAATTTCATTATCTGATGTACTAAATTCATATGAAATTTTTAGAAATCCAGCAGAGTATGATGTTAATTTCTTAATTGCTGGTCCAGATGGAGGAAGTACTGTATTTGAAGCTCAAGCAAAAGCTAATAGACTAATAGATATTGCAGAGTCAAGAAAAGATTGTATTGCTTGCATCTCCCCAAGAAGATCTGGAATTATTGGTGTATCAAATAGCGATACTCAAACCACTAACATTATTAATTTCTTTGATTCCGTCACATCTTCTTCTTATGCAGTATTTGATTCTGGTTATAAGTATATGTTTGATAGATTCAATAATGAGTTCAGATATATTCCATTAAACGGAGATATTGCTGGACTTATGGCGAGAACATCTATTAATAACTATGCTTGGTTCTCTCCAGCTGGAGCTTCGAGAGGTGTAATAAACAACGCTATCAAACTTGCATATAATCCATCTCAACCACAAAGAGATCTTCTCTATCCTAAGAGAATTAACCCAGTAATCTTCTCCCCAGGTGCAGGAATCATTCTCTTTGGAGACAAGACTGGACTTTCAGTTGCAAGTGCATTTGATAGAATTAATGTTCGTCGCCTGTTCTTAACGGTTGAAGATACGATTTCTAGAGCTGCTAAGGCACAACTCTTTGAATTCAATGATGTTATTACAAGATCAAACTTCGTAAATATTGTTGAACCATATCTCCGTGATGTTAAGTCAAAGAGAGGAATCACAGATTTCTTAGTTGTTTGCGATGAATCAAATAATACTCCAGATGTGATTGACGCAAATCAATTTAGGGCTGATATTTTCATCAAACCTGCAAGATCAATTAACTTTATTGGTCTCACTTTTGTTGCTAATAGAACTGGTATTAGCTTTGAAGAGGTTGTTGGAACCGTTTAATTTTTCAAAACATCAATCCCTACAGAGGTAAAAACAAATGGCATTTTCAAATACTCCAAGTTTTAGCTCCAGAACTTTAGAAGATTTCAAAGCAAGATTAATTGGTGGAGCAGCTCGTCCAAACCTTTTTGAAGTTGAATTAAATTTCCCTAGTTTTGCTACAGAAGGATCTACTGGTGATACGACAGATCAGACAAGATCTGTAAGTGAATTATCCAGATTCATGATTAAAACTGCTAACCTACCGGCATCCAATGTTGGTGTTATCGAAGTTCCTTTTAGAGGAAGAACTTTAAAAATTGCAGGTGATAGAACATTTGATGTTTGGACAGTTACTGTCATTAATGATGTTGATTTTTCTCTTAGAACTGCTTTTGAAAAGTGGATGAATGCAATCAACAAACACGATGATAACTCTGGTCTAATCAATCCAGCACAATATCAGAGAGATGCAGTTGTAAAACAGTTTGGAAGATCTTCCGTACAATCTGCAAATTCTAGTGTCACATCTCCAACCATTACCACTGCTGGGGATTCAATTCCAGTTCTTAAGGCATACAAATTCTATGGAGTTTTCCCAACTTCCGTAAGTGCAATTGATTTATCATATGATTCTACTGATGCCATCGAAGAGTTTACTGTTGATCTTCAAGTTCAATGGTGGGATGCTCTTGATTCAACCGGAACTACTCAATTGGGTACAGATCCTCAAGTTTTGAACCCTCTATAAATAATAGAAATATAGTTCAAATTTGAATAATGCCTAAATTATTTGGTTTCAAAATCCAAGATTCGGAGGACGATAGATCAAAAAAATCTATCGTCTCTCCTGTTCCGGAGAATCAAGAAGATTCTTCGGATTTTTATGTTGCGAGTGGATTTTATGGACAATATGTTGACATTGAAGGAGTCTATAAATCTGAGTATGATTTAATTAAAAGATATCGTGAAATGGCTATTCACCCAGAAGTGGATAGTGCTATTGAGGATATTATTAATGAAGCTATAGTCTCAGATCAAAATGATTCTCCAGTTCAAATTGATCTTCAAAATGTACCAGCTTCAGACAGACTTAAAGAGATAATCAGACAAGAATTTAAATATATCAAAGAACTTTTAGATTTTGATAAAAGATGTCATGAGATTCTAAGAAATTGGTATGTCGATGGTAGAATCTATTATCACAAAGTTATTGATTTAGAAAAACCTGAAGAGGGGATCAAAGAAGTAAGATATATTGATCCTATGAAAATCAAACTTGTCAGAAAGATCAAAAAAGATGGTAAACATGTATTGAATCCATCTTTTTCGGTTACTGATGGAAAGGCTACAAATGGTACTATGGCAACTCCAGAAGTTGAGGAGTTTTTTGAGTATGATCCAAATATCAGAGGAACTGGTGCGGGTCAATCGACTAGTAATTTTAAAAATGCAATTGGTGGTGCTGCAAGAATTTCAAAAGATGCAGTTACTTATGTTCATTCTGGTTTAGTAGATAGAAATAAACAAGTAGTTCTTTCTTATCTTCACAAAGCAATCAAGGCACTCAATCAACTAAGAATGATTGAGGATTCTCTTGTTATCTACAGATTATCAAGAGCTCCAGAAAGAAGAATTTTCTATATTGATGTAGGTAATCTTCCTAAGATCAAAGCAGAACAATATCTCCGTGATGTCATGACTCGTTATCGTAACAAATTGGTTTACGATGCAAACACGGGAGAAATTCGTGATGATAAGAGAATGATGGCAATGCTTGAAGATTTTTGGCTTCCAAGAAGAGAAGGTGGTAGAGGAACTGAAATCACAACTCTTCCTGGTGGACAAAATCTTGGAGAACTTACTGATGTTGAGTATTTCCAAAAGAAACTTTACAGAGCACTTGGAGTTCCAGAGTCTCGTTTAGGTGGAACTGGTGGATTCAATCTTGGAAGATCTTCAGAAATTCTGAGAGATGAAATTAAATTCACCAAGTTCGTGGGAAGAATGAGAAAGAGATTTTCTCATCTCTTTATGGATATGTTGAGAACTCAACTTCTCCTCAAAAATATTGTTACCACAGAAGATTGGAAAGTTCTTTCAGATCACATTCAATTTGATTTTGTTTATGATAACCATTTTGCAGAACTCAAAGAAGCTGAACTTATTCAAAATAGGTTAAATGTTCTTGTTGCAGCTGAACCCTATATTGGTAAGTATTTCTCAGTTGATTATGTAAGAAGAAATATTCTTAAACAAACTGATGCTGAGATTGTAGAAATTGACATGCAAATAGGTTCTGAACAGGCAGCAGGAATTATTCCCCCTCCAATGGATCCGACAACCGGACTTCCTGTTGGTCAAGAACCACCTCCTGCAGAACAACCAGCAATGGGAGAAGTTCCAATGAACCCAGAAGCTAATGCATCTGCAGCGGAAATGCCTCCGACCGAAGAAGCTCCAAAACTTCAGATGCCTAAAGGTGGCAGAATCTAATAAATAAATTTAAGTAAACACTGAACTTTTAAAAATGGATGATCTTATTGACATGATGGTTTCTAACGAATCTCCTGCAGATATTAGTGACCGAATTAAAGAAATTTTAATGCAAAAATCTGCAGAAAATATTGACATTATCAGACCTGTAGTTGCTGCTTCAATGTTTGGTTCTCCAGAAGCTGAATCTGAAGAAGTTCCAGAAGTTGAAGAAAAACCTACTGAAGAAGACGCAGAATAATAAATAACTATTATAGAACTTTATTATAACAATGCAAAGAACAAAAATAATTGCAACAGAAGTTGCAATGCCAACAACTGCAGGGGCTGCTTCCAGTATTAGTGAAGCAACTTGTGTAAGATTGTATAACGGATCTGGAGCTGCAGCTACAGTTAGCATTTCAACTGCTGTTGGTGCTGCAACTACTAATACATTTACAATGGCAACGGGTGATGTTGAATTTCTTCAAAAGGCTTCAACTGATGTTATTTTTGCATCTTCTGCATCTGTGAAAGCTGCTAAAGTAGGACTTACCAACTAAGAAAAATGAAACTAATTACCGAAGAAGTAACAAATGTAAAGATTATCACCGAAGGAAAAGGTGCTAGTAAAAAACTTTACATTGAAGGGGTATTCCTTCAAGGCGAAATCAAGAATCGTAATGGGAGAATGTATCCTATCACAACTCTTGCTCGTGAAGTAGGTCGTTACAACGAAAACTTTGTTGCAAAGGGTCGTGCTCTTGGAGAACTTGGTCATCCAGATGGCCCAACCGTTAATCTTGATCGTGTTTCACACAAAATTACTTCTCTTGTTCAAGAGGGAAATAACTTTGTAGGTAAAGCACAAATCCTGAATACTCCTATGGGTAAAATTGCATCTTCTCTTCTAGATGAAGGTGTAATGCTCGGTGTTTCTTCCCGTGGTGTTGGATCACTCCAAACAACCAGTGAAGGTCACAAAGTAGTTGGTGAAGATTTCATGCTTGCAACTGCTGCTGATATTGTAGCAGATCCTTCTGCACCTGATGCTTTTGTTTCAGGAATTATGGAAGGTAAAGAGTGGGTTTGGGAAGGAGGAATCCTTCGTGAACAACTCGCTTCTAGAACTCAAAAGATAATCAACACTCTTGTTGATCAGAGAAGACTTGACGAACAGAAGTTAAATCTGTTCCAAGAGTTTTTATCAAATCTTTAAATTATAAATAAATACAGATTATACTAAGGTAATCGGAGAGTACAAATGTCCCGTGGTAAGAATTTACAAGAAATGGAAACCGGCACTTCACAATCCAAAACTGCTGTAAATGCTCATGCATCAGCACCTGAAGCACCTCACAAGAGTGCAACTCCTGTTGCAACTCCTGGTCAAACTGGTGCTTGGGAAGATCTCGGAGGCCCTACCCCAGAAAATAGTAAGCCAGATGATAACAGCAATATGCTGAAGACTCCTGGTGCAACCCTTAAGCAAGTTAAGGATGTTGTAAATGCTAAGGCTTCTGCGCCTGACGCTGCTGCAACTTCTGCAACTCCTGTTTCTACCCCTGGTCAAGGTGGTGGTATGAAGGAAGAAGTTGAAGAAGAAGGTGAAGAAATCGTCGCAGAAGAAGGCGAAGAAGAAGAAGTTTCTGATGTAGAAGAGGCTGAAGAGGAAGAGGTTGTTGAAGAGGATGTAGATTCCATCATTGACGAGGATGTAAATGCTCTCCTCTCTGGCGAAGAAGAACTTTCTGAAGAATTCAGAGAGAAAGCAAAGCTAGTATTTGAAGCTGCTCTTCACGCTAAGACAAAAGAAATTCAATCTGCTCTAGAAGAGCACTATGCTGCTGCTCTTGCAGAAGAGGTTGAAGAAATCAAACTAGAACTAACCGAAAGAGTTGACTCATACCTTGAGTATGTTGCTTCCGAATGGTTAGAAGAGAATGCTCTAGCAGTTGAAAGTGGCCTCAAGACTGAGATCACTGAGTCCTTCATCGCTGGTATGAAGGGTCTTTTTGAAGAACATTATGTATCAATGCCTGAAGAGAAATATGATGTGCTAGAGAGCATGGTAGAAAAACTTGATGAAATGGAGACAAAACTCAACGAGCAAATTCAAAGAAATGTTGCTCTAAATGCTAAACTTGCAGAATCTGCCGCTGACAGAGTTCTGAACCAAGTTTCAGAGGGTCTCGCACTTTCCCAAAAGGACAAGCTTGCAAGCCTCGCTGAGAGTGTTGAGTTTGAGAGTGAGAATGACTATTACCAGAAGCTGGTAACTCTTAGGGAGTCATACTTCCCAAGAAACGCTGGTGTTCCAGCAAACGAAACGGAAAATCTATCAGAAGAAGCGAATTTCCAGGAAGTGAACCATTCACCTTCTATGGACGCTTATCTACGCGCGCTTTCCACCGTTGCTAAAAAGTGATTTTTAGATAATACTCAAACCGCAGTTTAACAACACTTAACACGAGGTATCAAACTAAAATGGACGGAATTAATTCACAAATGTTAATGGAGAAGTGGGCTCCAGTCCTAGACTTCGATGGTCTAGGCGACATCAAAGATTCCCACAGAAGAGCTGTTACCGCTCAACTTCTAGAGAACCAAGAGAGAGAACTCCGCGAGTCTGCTGAGTTCCTTGGAGAATCTTCCCCAACCAACTCTGCTGGTACTGGTGGTTTCTCTGGTTCCGCTACCGCTGGTGGTCCAGTTGCTGGTTTCGACCCAGTTCTAATCAGCCTCATTCGTCGTGCAATGCCTAACCTCATTGCTTATGACATCTGTGGCGTTCAACCAATGAGCGGTCCTACTGGACTCATCTTCGCAATGCGTTCCCGTTACGATTCACAGTCTGGCACTGAGACCTTCTTCGACGAAGTAGATACAACCTTCTCTGGTCAGAACAACAGCCGCAACCTTTCCAACGGATTCTCCGATGGTCTCGTTGGTTTCGGTACAACCAACCAGGATGGAACCAATCCTAATGTTCTCAACCCAGTTGGAACCGCTACCACCAACCCATCACCATATAATGTTGGTCAGGGTATGGCAACTGGCGATTCCGAGGCTCTCGGAGACGCTGCTGCTAATGCTTTCAACCAGATGGCATTCAGCATCGAGAAGGTTACCGTAACTGCTAAGTCACGCGCCCTCAAGGCTGAGTACTCCCTAGAGCTCGCTCAAGACCTCAAGGCAATCCACGGTCTAAACGCAGAAGCAGAACTTGCTAACATTCTCTCCACTGAGATCCTCGCTGAAATCAACAGAGAAGTTATCAGAACCATCTATAAGGTTGCTGAGCAAGGTGCTGCTGTTAACACTGCTACCGCTGGTGTATTTGACCTTGATGTTGACTCCAATGGTCGTTGGTCCGTTGAGA